GTTGGCCGGCGAGCACACCACGCACCCGCTGATTCGGCGCGAGTACGTCGACAAATTCGGCACAATCGACGAGCCTGTAAAGGTCGTACACGAGGGATACCGGCACTGGGCCGTGGATGACGAGCTGGTCGCAACGGCCAAAGCCCGCGGTGCGTGGGCGTTCTGTCGCGAGGCGATCGTCGAGCACTTGCATCCGTACTGGCGACGCGGCAAGTGGGATGATGTCTATGCGCTCGGCCAGGCAAACGCGAGCGCGGACATGGCGCTCTGGGCAAAGCGAAAGCCGCTGGTCGAAGCGTGCATGAGAGCGTGATCGCCTTCGTGCGGTCGCACCGAGAACGTATCAAAGCTCCCGTACTCGAGGTCGGCTCCTACAACGTCAACGGCTCCGTGCGCTCGCTCTGCCCTACGCCGTACCTCGGTGTTGACATCGTCGACGGACCCGGCGTCGACGCGGTGATCGACGCCTACAAACCGCTGCCCTTCGAGAGCGGCTCATTCGCGACAGTGATCTCGACCGAGATGCTGGAGCACGCACTCGCCCCCACCGAATCGCTGGCCGAAATGGTGCGCGTGCTGGCACCCGATGGGCTTCTGCTCGTGACGGCACGCGGCAACGGATTCCCGCACCACAACCCACCCGATCGGTGGCGATTCATGCCGGGCACGCTGGCCGCACTGGCGCAGCGGCTCGGCCTCGAAGCGGTGGAGACCACAGACCCGCAGGTGCCGGGCGTGTTCGTCGTTGCGATGAAGTTGGGGTAACCGTGTGAAGGCATCGAAGGTCCGAAAGCTGATCGCGCGCAAAGCGCACCGACTCCAGACGCTCACGGAAACGCCCAAGGTCCTGATTGCTACTCCGCTCCAGGACACCGCACTAGCGGTCTACTGCCTATCGCTCGTCCACTGCGTTGCGCAATCGATCTCCGACGGGCTCATCATCGGATACCAGACGGCCCAGTATTCGATGCTGCCGCTGTCTCGCCAGCTTCTCTGTCAGGTGGCCATCGAGGCTGGCTGGACGCACATACTCATGATCGACAGCGACATGGAGTTCCCGCGTGATCTCGCGGTGCGCATGGTCCGCCATCACCTCCCGGTGGTCGCGATCAACTGCATGGCGCGCCGTCATCCGTACTACGTGACCGCGCGCGACGCGAATAACCTCGAGGTCCCGACAAACGCTGACAGCACGGGGATCCAGAAGGTCTCTCGCGTCGGCACCGGAATCATGATGATCCACCTCGACGTGCTGCGTGACATCGCGCTGCCGTGGTGGGAATACCAGTGGGTCCCCGAGAGGGGGATCTTCCGCGGTGAGGATTACGTCTTCTGTGAGAAGGTGATCGCCGCAGGCCACGAGATCTACATCGACCACGACCTGAGTAAGCAGGTCAATCACGTGGGTACATTCCAGTTCTCGCCTCTCATGCGAAAAGGGTTCCTCGAAGTGCAGAAGGCACAAGAGGCCCCGAGCGCACCGAATGAAGGAGTCGCCCAACATGGCTGATGAAACCCGTGTGCGATTCGCCGAGTTCGAACGCAGCGAGATCGACATGGAGACTGGCGAGTTTCCGATGATCCTCGCGACCGACGGCGAGGCGAGCGACGGGGACATTTTGTCGATCGAAGGCGCGCAGTTCACTGCACGCGCACCGCTCCAGCTATCGCATATCAACGACCCACGCGACACGCTGGGCACGGTGAGCGGCTTTCGCCGCGATCTCCAGTCGTCGCCGAAGCGATTGCGTGCCCGCGGCCAGATCGAGCTCGGTGGCCAGGGCCCGTCGGCCGAGATCAGACGCGATATCGCCCACATGATCCAGCAGGGCCACGTGACCGGGATCTCGGTGCGCTGGGAGCCGATCAAGTACGTGCGGCGGACCTCGCTTCCGAAAGAGCACCCCGCGCACGTCAAGGAAGACGATGCCGACTATCGGAAGCGATATGGCTTCTATCACGAGAAATGGGCCGTACGCGAAGGCTCCATCGTTGCCGTGCAGGCCGACAAGGCCGCGATGATCGGCCGCGCCGAGAGCACCGAAGGCGCTGTCTCCGCTTTCTGGCGTGCCATGGTCGACGACGCGAAGCCTCGCGAGGAATGGGAGCGAAAGCCGATGGCCGATGAACCCGCACCGATCGAGGTCACCGAGCCCGAGCCCGCCGTCGTCGTGATCAAGCCGCCCGACGAGAGCAGCCGCCTGGCCGCATTCGCGGCGCAGGTGCGAGAGCTCCACGAACAGGTCGGCGTCTCGTTCGACAAGATCGGCGAGATCATCTCCGCACAGCGCGCGGAGAAAGAGCCCACCGTTCCCGATCTCCTCGCACTGCTCACCGAGCAGCAGACAGAGCTTTCTGCGATGCGCGCGCAACTCGCATCGCTGGAGAAGTCAAGCCGTGTATCAGGCGTTCCGGCTGCGCCGTTCAAGAACGTTGCAGGAATTCTGAACCATCTGGACGCCATGCTCGAAAGAAGCAATCAGCGCGGCCTCGCGGCCACGCGGGCGATGGTGCAATTGAAGACCGGGAAGATCGATCCCGCGCTCCAGTCGTACCGTCAAGCCGCGCACGCGGAAGTCGAGCAACTGCTGAAAGAAGCACGAGCTAAGAACGGCGGCCCCTCGGAAGAGGTGGTCGCACTGGGATCGATGCTCGAACGCATGGAGTCCATGATCGCCACTGCGCGCGCAAAAATGGAGCGCACGGCGGCGAAGGAGAAATGATCATGACCGAACCGACTACGCTGGGGCCCCCGAGCCCCGAGAGTCCTGAGGGTGTCGCCCGTTTCGAGGCTGCGATCCACGCGAAGCTCGAAGCGATCGCGATGCGTCACGAACAGAAGATGCTCGAAGGGGTGAGCGAGATCATCGCGGCCTACGAGCGACCGGATCGAAGCGGGATTCCGGATCTTCTGAATCGAAACGGGGAGTCCGTCGCGCGGCTGTCGCGGCCGTGGGATTCGAGCCCGGAACGGATGAGACTGGCCGAGCCCGAGCGCAGGCTTCGCACGTTCGATTCCGATCACTGGAATCTCCAGTGGCTCCGCTCGATCCGCGATGGTGACTTCGCCGGGCGGATGGAGGCCGACGCGAAGCTCTCGGGGATCTTCCCCGACCTCTATCGTGCCGACACGTTGGAGGGTGTCGCGTCTGGCGTCGGTGGATTCGCAGACGGAACCGGTGGTGTTCTGCTCCCGAGACCGCTCGAGAGCCTCGTCGCGATCGCACTCCGGAAGATCGCGAAGATGTCGCGATGGGCGCGCACGTACATCATGACCCAGCAGGAGCACAACATCCCGACGGCGGCCGCGGCCACGGCGTACATGCAGGGCGAGGCCACGTCACCCCTCACGGGTGGCGAGCCGGCGCTCGCGCAGAAGCCGCTGATCGCGCACGACGCGATCGGGAAGCTGATCCTCGGGCGGAACATGCTCGACGATGAGGCGGCGAACATCGTGCCCGTCTTCGTGCAGCTGATGGGAGATGCGCTGGCAGAGCTGGAGGACGCCGAGTTCTTGAAGGCGGGGACCGGCACGGCTCCGCACGTCACGAAGCTAGCCGGCACGGCCTACGCCGAGATCAGTACCGGGGAGTTGAAGTTCCGAGACGTGCTTGCGATGTACCGGAATGTCCCCCAGCGCTATCGCGATAACGCGATGTGGCTCGTCGCCGGAGACGTGCTCGGGTTCATGAGCAACGTTCGCGACGGGATGGGCAGGCCGTTCTACGGCAGTCTGCTCGATCCGCCGATGGCGATCAGCGACGCATCGACGGGAGACCGCATGGCGGGGGCCGTCGGTACGCTGCTCGGCAAGCCCGTTCACGAGGTGGACCTGACGGCCGGTGACATCTACTTCGGCGACGTGTCGCGCAACTACGCGATTGGTCGCCGACGTGGAATCACGGTAGAGGCATCGAAGGACTTCTTCTTCGACACTCGCCGCGTGATTTGGATCATCTCGCAGCGGATCGCCGGGAACAACATCGATACCTCTGCTGGCCAGCTGGCGGCAGGGATCACCAGCGCGACCTCGCTCTAGCGGGGTGAGATAAACGGGGCGGGCTCGGCTTCGGCCGGGTCCGCCCTTGTTTCGGGGGACGATGGATGACCGATCACGAGCTGTTCAAGGCGATCATGCGCGCTACGCAGGGCTGCGCGTCGGATGACGTGAGCCTCGCGAAGGCCGTTGCGGCGGTGCGCGCCATACTGGCCGAGCCGGTGACGCCGTCTATGCAAGAGCCAGAGCACGTGCGAGCCGAGAAGGTGAGAGCCGAGAAGCGCGGCCTGGACCGTCTCGACCGCAGCGGACACGATCGCGCCGAGTAGCCCATGGGCTCCATCGAGATCGTCGTATCTCCGGCGAAAACCTCGCTGGTCCCGCTGGTCGATTTCAAGGTGGAGCTGGGCATCTTTGGTGCCGGAGATGATGCCGTTTTGCAGATGCTGCTCGATCAGGCGTCGAGCCGGATCGAGATCATGCTAGGGCGCCCGCTGATCCGAGCCCAGTACAAGCAGACGCTCGCTGGCACTGGTCGGCCGCGCCTCTTGCTCGGCGTCCGTCCGATCGCCTCGCTCGATGCGGTGCTCTACCAGAGCAGCTCACAGAGCCTGACCGACTACGAGATCGACAGCCGAGAGGCTGGGTTCTTGTACCGCCCGAGCGGGACATTCAGCTCGCAGGACGATCCAAACGCATGGGAGATCACGACCACAGCCGGCTACTTCGTGGCTGACGACGATCTCTCGGGCTCCGTCAGCGTTGCCAGCGCAGACAACTCGTACAACAGTACGGCGCTATTCAAAGTCCACTCGAAGCCTGGCGATCTCATCACGGCCGCTGGCTTCACAAACAGCGCGAACAACGGACTGCGCCGTGTTGTCACCACCACTACCAGCAAGATCACCGTGAACGAGACGCTGGTTACCGAAGCGGCTGCAACAAGAGCGATCACGTTCTCGAACCTCCCGGGCGGCATCTACCGGGCTGTCGTGATGCTGGCGCGCGAGAGCTACACGACACGCGCGACCGGCAATAGCGGCATCATCGAGGAGTCGATCTCGGGCGCATCGACGATCCGCTGGGCGAGTAGCTCCTCCTCGTCGAGCGGCATCTCTGCGGCCGAGCAGTCTGCACAGGCGCTTCTCTTCCCATTCCAGGACTTCTAGGTGCCGAAGGCCGATCACACGGCGCTGCTGCGCAGACGCGGGAAAGCACACACCTACGTCTCGATCACGCCCGGTGCCTGGAATCCGGCAACCAACACCGTGGCCTCTGCCACCGAGGCTACAGCAACCGCATACGGCGTATTCCAGCACTCGCGGGAGACGGCGATCGCCGGCGTCGCAATCGTCGAAGGTGATGAGCTGTTGCTACTCGAAGCGCAGGCTCTGCAAGACGTATCGATCGTCCCGAAGTCAGGGGATGCGCTCGTCTACGCAGGCGGTGCCACCTATCGTCGCGCGATCGTCGCTCTCGATCCGATGCGTGGCACCGATGCCGACATCTGGATGTACCGGCTGCTTCTGCGCGGCCCGATCGACGCGGAGTAATCGATGGCGCAGGACATCGGAAGAGAGATCGAGGCGCAAGGCAAGGTGCTGCTCGACTCGGTGCGCAAGCTCCAAGAGCTCTATCAGGACGTTCAGGCCGAGGCGGTGGCCGATGCCTACCGAGACATCGTCGAGACGAGCCCTGTACTTACCGGAGCCTACCGCTCGGAGCACGTGATCGAGCAGGGCGACGGAGAGGCGATTCTCTATGAGTCGCCGAACCGGGCAGGCCCGAACCAGCCTTTCAAGCCGCCCACCTTCTTCGAGCCGCCGCTGGTCGAAGGCCGCGTGGAGCCAACAGAGCCTTACGCGCGAGTCCAGATTGCCAACCGCCGTTACTACGCCGGGTCGCTCGAGTACGGCAGCGCGACGAACGAGCCGCGGCACATTTACGAGAGCGCCGCATTGCGGGCCGAGGCGAACCTCGAACGGATCGCCGAGCGCGCGTCCAGCGAGAAGATCGACTAGGTGGCCGACTTCGAGAGCGTCGCGAACGACCTGACGGCACTTCTCGCTACCACGCTGACGGCTGCAAGCGTCGTGCTCGTCGGAGAGAACACCCAGCCCGACGGGACGCCACGCGCGATCGATGACGAGTGGGCCGAGCTGCGGCTCCTCGATACCGGCCAAATCAACGAGATCGGCGGACGAATCGCTCACCATACCGGGCTGATGATAGTCGAGATCTACACCGAGCTCGGGAAGGGCTCCGCGCGCGGCCGCGCAATCGCCGATGCCATCGCGATCGCCTTCCAGGGCATCCGCGTAGGCGCAGCTTCCTGCTACGAGGCCGAATACCGACCCGGGGCAAGAGACCCGGGCGGCGCTTTCTGGCACTCTGGCTGCTCGATCCGATTCCGGTGGGAGCACACGCCGACGTAGGCGTCGTCGAAAGAAACTGATTTCACGGGCAAGGGCCGGCTCACGACGAGTCGGCCCTTCGCTTTTGAGGAGACCCCATGGGCGACGCGAGTTCAGTTCGACTGGCGATTGCGGAAGAGACGACGTTCGGGACGGCGGAGCCTTCGAGCGCAGGGATTTACAAGTACCTCCGCTTCAACAACGAAAGCTTGAAGCTGGATATCAACCAGATTCAGTCGGCCGAAATCGACCCGACGCGGCAGCCCGCCGGTGCGATCCGGGTCGGCGTGAATGCCTCTGGAGACATCACGAGCGAGGACTCACTCGTCACGCCCGCCGCTTCGTCTCCGATCAATACGCTCACCGGCTTCGATCCTCTGATCGAAGGCGCGTGTATGAGCGACTTCGCAACGATCGCCAACAACGTGGGCGTGTCACTCACGATCGGCACTCCCGCCGGCGGAGTCTTCACGCTCGCCGGAACCGGTGCGCTCACGAACGTTGCGATCGCCGATTGGATCAAGATCACCGGCATGGCACAAGGCACGATGTACGTGCACATCCTGACCAGGGCAGACGCGAACAATGGAACGGCCGAGGGCGTTCTGGCGTCGACTGGTGCGCCGGTCGTCGCTGGTGGCCCGACCTCGGCCACACTCACGGGATCGACGGTCCACACGGGAACCACCAAGAAGAGCTACACGATCGAGCGCGCGTACAGCGACCTCACCACGCCGGAATACTCGCTGTATACCGGCATGCGGGTGGCGCGGTGGGGGTTGCGGCTCAACTCCAACGCGATCTTTGAGCACTCGTTCGGCTTCCTGGGCAAGCTCCAGGCGACCAGCACGTCGACCGCTGTAGGCGCTCCGACGGCGAAGTGGACCACGACCAGGCTTCAGGCCGTCGACCACTTCAAGCAGAAGATGGTGGGCGCCTTCACGACCACGGCCGAAACGGGCTTCGGCGGCCTCGTGCGTGTCGAGTCGATCGACTTCACACTCGACAACGCGCTACGCACAGAACCGGAGCTCGGTTTCAGCGGCTCGCGTGACATCGGCATCGGAACCCCGAAGCTCGATGGATCGGTTGTCATGTACATGACGAACGCCGATCTGGTGCGCATCGCGGAGGCGGGAACCTACAGCAAGCTGGCCTTCCGGCTCGATGACGCGACGCGAGCGCGGATCATCTCCATCAACAACATCCTATTCGGGACGCCGGATATCGGCGCCAAGGGGAATAACGACAGCGTGCGCGTATCGCTGCCGTTTAGCGCAGAGAGCGACTCCGCTGGCTTTGCCTTGACCGTGTCCAGATTCTAGTAGCCCACACCCGCCGGGCCAAAGAGTAGGCGGGCTTACAAACGCCGGCGGTCGCACGGCCAATCCGTTGGACTGACCCGGCAGGTCATAGGAGATGAAGCTCGAAAGCGTTCAGATCGACACGCAGGCCCAGGAAGAGGGCGAGTGGAGAGAGCACCCCTACTTCGACGGGGTGACCGTGCGCGTGCGCGGCTCCTCATCGGAGCCTGTGGAGAAGAGACGCGCTGCGCTGCTCAACCGCCAGCCGATGCGCCGGCGGGTGAAGACGGGCGACGCCTGGCTCGACGGCCGTCGCATCGAGTGGCTGTGCACCGCAGAGTGCCTGCTCGACGTGAAGGGTATCGACGACGTGACGTACACGGCCGACATCGGTCGCGAGTGGGCGATCGACCCGCGCATGCGCCGGTTCATGGAAGGCGCGCGCGAGCTCGCGGACGAGATCGGTGTGCGCGAGACCGAGGCACACGAGGAAGCCGTCTCGGACTGACTCAGGGCGTCGAGCGACAGATGCGCCTCTATGCGTTGCCGCCGCAGGCCAGCATCCAGCTCGACGCCGACCCCGAGTGGGCCGAATCGTTTCTGGGTCCTGAGCCAGAGCTATCGCTGGTCGATGCGCAGGTGTGGTCCGTGTACTGGTCGGCCCGCCGATCGACGGCAACCGATGCGATGGGCGTGCCGATGCCGCTCGATCTCGTGCGTGCGCTCGATCTCTACGGGCGCCTGCACGGAGAAGCGCATCCGCGGCGGCTCGTCGAGAAGCTGCAAGCGATGGACGGCGTGTACCTGAACAATCGCGCCGAAGCGGCGAAGCGGCGCAAGACGAAAGGGGGATGATCCATGCCGACCATCTCCCTGATCTTTGACGCGGCGGGCGCTTCGCAGGGCGCTGCGGAGTACGAGCGCTCTGCCGAGCGCATCGATCGAGCGGCGAAGCGCATGGAGACCCAGCTAAGGCGCGTCTCCGAGGTTCAACGGACTTCGAGCGGGGTCGCGCAAGCGGCCAGCGCGCAAGTCGCAGCCGTGGAGCGGACGGCAACCGCCCACACGAGAGCGGCCGCTTCGCTTGCGCAGGAAGAGGCCGCTCTTCGCAGGCGCATCAACGCAGGGCTCACGGCGCTGTCGACGCTGGGTGGCGAGAATCGCGCCTACGCGCAGCTGACGCGCGACAGCCTCCGGCGTTCGCACGCGCTCGGCCAGGAGACGAACGCTGCGCAGACGATGGCAGCGGTAAACGCGCAGCTTGCGCGCAGTGCGGCGCTCCCGGCGCAGGTATTCGCCACGGCCGCCGTCAACTCTCGCGACCTGCGGCTCAACATGCTCCAGCTGCAGCAGGCGATGGTGCTGCTCGGCGGCAGCTTCGGGTCGTTCGCGCCGACAGCGCTCAACCTGTTCACCGGCATCTCGCGCGCGATCCAAGAAGCGCGCCACGAGGTGGTGCAGTTCATCGCGCAGTCGAAGATTGCGCAGCTCTCGCTGGGTGCACAGGCGGCGGCGGGTGCTGGTGGTGGCGCGTCCGCTTTCGCTGTTGGCGCTGCCGCTTCTGCGCCATCGCTGGCGACGCGTGGGCTGGCGGCCGCGGGTGCCTTTCCGGGTGGGGTCGCGGGTCTTGCCGGCGCGACCGCAACTTCGATCGCCCTCGGAAAGCTCGTCGCCGTCTCCAACGATGTGGAGAGGGCCTTCGACGAGGTGTCGGCGATCACTGGCATTGTCGGTCGTGATCTTGACGCGCTGACGCTGACGGCGATCAGGTTTGCCAGCGAGACGACGCAGAGCACCACCGAAGTCGCAGAAGCGTTCAAGCTCGTCGCTTCCGCTTCTCCAGAGTTGATCGGCACGGCTGGCGGACTCGAATCGGTTACACGCGCCGCGATTTTGCTATCAGAAGCGTCTGGAGATGATCTCCGCTCGAGCGTGACGGCGGTGTCCACCGCGTTGGCACAGTTCGGACTGGACGCCAGCGAGGCCGCGCGAGTCGTGGACTTGCTCGCTGCTGGCTCGCGCATTGGCTCGGTCGAGGTTCCGCAGCTTGGCGAAGCCCTCTCGCGCACCGGCTCGGTTGCGCGTGCTGCCGGCATCTCGATCGAGGAGCTGGTGGCCACGATCGAGACGGCTGGTAAGAGCAAGCAGCCGCTCGACATCATCGAGACGAGCCTTCGAAACATCATCCTGCGTCTACAGACGAGCGGGCGCCTTACTCAAGGCGAGAGCCTTTTGAGCGCACTGCGCGAGGTCGAGAGCCAGGGTCTATCGACCGCAGCGATGGTGAAGCTCTTTGGCGAGCGGACGATCACGACGGCGCAGTTCTTGCTCCAGAACCTGGGAACACTGGAGAAGTACAGCGAGAGCGTTCGCGAAACGGGCGTTGCCTCCGATCAGGCTAGCATTCGGCTCGACAACGTCTCAGGAGCCGCGGATCGATTCGGCGCGGCGTTTGGCGCTCTGGTCGCTGGGATCTCGCAGACAGGTCCCATCAAGACCGCTGCGGACGTTCTCCAAGGGCTCATCGACAAACTGGCCGCAGGACTGGAGCTCGCGGCCAAGTTCGTGACGCAGCCGGCACCGAACCCATTGATCGGCCTTGGTGGCCAGCCGATCACCTTCGGAGGTGGACCCGGGAAGGTCACGACTCCGGCCGAAGAGAATGCTCGCCTCATCGAGCAGGCCGCAAAGCTACGCGACCTCGAGACGCAGTACGACAAGGTCAAGACTGCTGGCCTTGCCTTTGCAATCGTCGAGGCAGACCTGAATAGACTGCGTGCTGACGGGCTTATCACCGAGCAGCGCCGCATTGAGCTGCTCGCGCTCGCGCGCGCCGCGACCGTCGAGGCGACGAAATCCTACAAGGACGTCGCCAAGGCGACGACCGAGGCCGAGCGTTCGCAAGCCGCGTGGAACGAGGAGATCCGGAAGACGGCGCTCTCCCAGCAGGAAGCGTTCGCGACCTCCGAGCAGCGACTTCTCAGCATCGACGCGGAGAACGAGATCCTGCGCCGCCAGATCGAAGTCGCCAGTCAGGGCAAGGATGCGATCGCTGCGCTCGCTGGCGAGCTGGCAGCCGAAGAGGCTGAACTGCGCCGCATTCGTGAGATCGGCGGTCCGCTCACCGAAGAAGACGTGCAGCGCGTGCGCGACGCGGCGCAGGCGAACAAAGAGCTGACGTCAGCGCTACAGGTCACCACAGCCGAGGCACAGCGGCTACAGCAGGCCTACGAGCAGCCGTTCCTCAACGCGGCCGAGAACATTCAACGCGCGTTCGGCGACATGTTCACCGACATCATCCGCAACGGAATCGACAGCTTCGAGGATCTCGGCGACGCCATCCTCGACGACATCTTCGCGCGGCTGGCCGGCGAGATCGCAACGCTGCTCATTTTTCAGCCGGTGCTCCAGGGGATCGGCGGATCGAGCAGCAGCGGTGGCCTTCTGGACAGTCTGTTCGGCGGCGGCGGCGGCGGGATTGTCTCACCCGCGCTCGGTGCGACGGGCCTGCCCGCGACGGCCTCGCTCGACGAGGTGGTGGCGGCGCTGCGCGGCGGCGTCGAAGAGGGGGCCGAGACTGGTACGCGCAGCGGGATCGGCGCGTTGAAAGATCTGCTCGGCTTGTTTAGCGGTGGTGGCGGCGGTGGGCTCAGCTTCTTTGGCGGCGGTGGCGGCGGCGGCGGGAGCCTGCTCGGTGGAGCGAGTCAGATTCTCGGCGGCGCCGCATTCGGGATTGGTGCAGGGCTGCTCGCCAATTCGCTCGGTGCGAATGCGAATCTCTCCGCAATCGTCGGGGTGCTCGGCGCGAGCCTCATTCCCACAGTGCTCGAGGCCGCGACGCTGGGCGCGCAACTCCTCATTGCCGGCTACACAACGGGCGGGGTTGCCGGCATTGGCGCTGCAGCCGGTACCGCTGGAGGACTGAGCGCTGGTGTGTTGTCGTCAGCGTCCGTTCCGGTCGTCGGCTGGATCGCCGCTGGTATTCTAGGCGCGATCCAAGGCATCCCGGCCGGCGCGGAGCTGGCCAGCGCGAAGACCAATCCCGTCGCTGGCCTGAGCCCGTGGATCGCGGGGCGAAATACGGCGTTCTCGACCTACTCGCTGTCGTCCGCCATCACGGCCGCGACCGTTGCGACGTTCGACAATGACGTGCCGCGTTTCGGCTTCGACTTCGCGACGCAGGCACCGGGTACATCACCGACCGGTGTCGAGCAAGCGGGCCCGTTCGGGACTCTCGCATTCACCGGAGGCCATCGACTCAAAGAGCCGCAGGCCGGAGAGCTGCTGAACGCGATCGTTGCCTTCGATACCGCGATTGCTGCGGTGCTCAACCCGGAGGAGATCGAGAAGGCCACCGCGCAGCTCGCGCAGAACATCGGCCCGCAATCGTTCCTTGTCTCGACGCGACATCGCGGCAAGTACGTCACCGAGGCGTTCAACGATCTTGTCGCGGGACGCATCGGCCAGATCTTCGAGGCGATCGAGGGCGCAGGATTCGGCGCAGCGTTCGTCGGCCGCGCAGAGTTCAGCAACGCCGATCAGTTCGGCCCGCTGATCGAGGAGTTCCTCAACGCTCGGGGTCAGTTTCAAGCGAGCATCCGGACCCTTTCTGGCGAAGAGATCCCGCAATTCGAAGTGGCTCTCGCCCAGCTTTCGAATGCATTCACGACCGCGAGGGAAGCCGCGGCTCCATTCGGGCTCGACATCTCGAAGCTCACCGACGCCTTCGAGACGGGCCGGCAGAAGCTCGGCACCGACTTTGCGGATGTACTGGAGCTTCGCCAGCTCTCGCGAACCGACCCGCTGGCCGCGTTGCTTATCACGCAGCAGAAGGAAGCCGACAAGCTCTTCGCAGAGGCGCGGTTCCTTGATGCGCAGCTGGGTCTCAACACGATCGTCGCGGCCGAGCGCGAGGCCGCGGCAGAGCGTCTGGCGATCATCGAAGAATTCACCGCGCGCGCGAACGCGCCGCTCCAGTCGCTTCGCGATGCGCTGACCGTCGGCGACCTGGGCGGCCTCTCGTCACCGGCGCGGCTGGCCGAGGCGCGCAGCCGATTCGAGACCGAGCGAGCCGAGGCGTTCGAGCGGCCGTTCGACCCGACTGAACGCGCCGAGTTCGCCTCTGCCGCGCAGATCTTCGTCGAGCTGCTCCGCGAGGTGGAGGCTTCGGGACCGCGCTTCGCCGAGGGTGTCGACCTTGCCCGCACCTCGATCGATGCGCTGCTGGCGACGCCGTTGACGGGCGGCCCGGTGGCGCTGGCTGCCGGTGCGGCGAACGACACGCTCCAGCAGCAGCAGCTCGATGCGCAGCTCGATGCGAATGCAACCCAGGCGGACACGCTGGCCGAGCTGGAGTCTCTGCGCGGGCAGGTGATCGCACTCACCACTACCGTGGCCAACCTCTCGACACAGATCGAGCAGCTCGTGGCAGGGCAGTCCTGATGCTGCTCGGTGCCGATAGCTTTGGAGCGCAGCCGTTCGCCTCCGACGTGGGCCCCAACTTCGCGGTCCTGTCGAACTATCAGATCGCCGACGCCGACCCGATGCAGCAAGCGCGCTACCGCGTCGAGGCGTTCCCGTACGACCCGGACACCGCTGCTGTGGTGCCGCTCTTCTGGGCGCAGATCGGCGCCGATCTCAAGCTCGTCGAGGGCGCCTACCCGATGCGGGTCGAGGAGGCGCTCCATTACTCGGCTGTCATCACTCAAGGAGAGATCACGGCACGGCTGGGATCGGCACCGAACTACGGGACGATGCACGTCATCACGGCTCCGAACGAGGGCGACTCCGACGACTTCGAGCGGTACTACTGGGACGGCCGCGACGTCCACGTTTACCGCGGGTTCGACGAGCTTCCGGCCGCAGAGTGGAAGCGCGTGCTGTCCGCCGCAGCGCGCGGAATCAACGTAAGTCTGAATGGCTACACGATCGAGCTGCTAGACCCGTCGCTGCCGCTGCAAAACCCGCTCCAGACGGCGACCTACGCTGGCACCGGCGGTCTCGAAGGCGGCGAAGATCTCGCCGACCAGCGAAAGCCAGTGTGCTTCGGCGCTGCGAACAACATCACGCCGCGCGTCATCGATCGCGTCTACCACATTGTGCAGTGGCACGATCGATCGTCGCAGGCCGTTCGCGCGATGTACGACAAGGGAATCGAGCTCGCGTTCGGCGGTTCCGTAGCCGATCTCTATGCATGGACGCCGGTGGTCGGGCAGTATGTGACGGAGCTTGCGAACAGCCGCGCGCGTGTCGGTGGGACTCCGGACGGGCTGCTCACGATGGACGTGGACGGCCACAACGAGGGCGGGTCGTTCGCGAGCACGCACGCCGAGATCGCCGAGGCGATGCTGCGCGACTACGCGGGCCTCGTCGATGCAGATCTCGACCTGCCGAGCTTCGCGAAGCTGGCGCTCCAGAATCAAGGCAAGGCCAGCTACTACCAGGCGGGTGGTGATACATCAACGCTGGTCGCGATCTCGGCTGTGCTCGACGACCTACTCGGCTTCTGGACGTATAACGCGGTCGGGCAGCTCGAGGTGGGCCAGCTCCGCGACGAGCCGCCTACGCTCACGATCGCGCCCGAGGAGATATTCCAACTCGGATCGCAGCGCAGTCCGACACCGATCAAGGCGCGAATCCTCGAAGTGGAGCGAAGCTGGACGGTTCAGGATGCCACGGCTCTGGCGGGTGGGGTCGATGCGGTGCACTCGGCCTTCGTCGGGCAGGAGTACCGCACTGTTCGCGCGGAGGTGTCGATCCCGCAGCGTCTCTCGGCGATCGACTCGACGATCCAAACGCACTTCGAGGCAGAGGTCGAAGACGCAGCGGAGATAGAGGCCGAGCGACAACTCACTCTCTTCTCTGGCGACCGTCGGCCGTACACGATCCGCGTCCGTGGCCACCCGGGACAGCTCCGGATGGGTCGCTCGGTGGGTATCCAGTTCCCGCGCTTCCGCTTTGGCATGGGTCGCAGTGGGATCATTCTCGGCATCACCGAGCGCAGCTCGGACGAGTCGACGCAAATCGTGTGGTGGGGATAGGCGATGGGGTATCCGGTCATCGGCGACTCGCACTGGGATGATGCAGAGCTGACGGCCAGCGAGGCCGCATCCGGCTTCCCGGCGGTGAACCTCCAGCGCCACGGCACCAGCTACCGCTGGGAGTCGAATAACGTGACAGGCGTAAAGTCTCTTCTGTTCGAAGCGCCCGATCGGCGCGCCGTCTCGCTCGTCGGGATCATGCACCACAACGCGACGCGATACGGCGCATACCGGCTCCGCTTTGCCGACAGCGAGGCTGAGATCGAGACGAGCCCGATCGTCGATACGGCACCGTTTGGACCGGCGCTATTTGCGGACGCTGCGAATGATCTCCCCGCCAATGGGCCCGCACAGGACGCGGCCTGGACAACGCCTAGCTTTGATCTGGAGTGCTGGTTTTATCCATTCCACGAAGGTGAGCAATGGGTCCTTGCGCGTGACGTAATTAGTGCCGTTGGAACGAATCCAATGCTCGGGGTAACCGCACTGGGGAAGATTCAATTTAAGGATGTCAACGGGGTGAGCGTCCTTACAGGCACTACGAACGTAGTGGCGAATCAGTGGATTCATATCGCAGGTACATACGACAATGCGACGAATACTGCGAAGTTGATCGTTAATGGCGTTCAGGAGGCGACGTTAGGAGGTGTCACAACATGGACGACACAAGCCGCGATCCTGGTCTCGCCCTTTGGTAACGCTTTGAGCGGAAAGGTTAACGAGGTTCGCTTCTGGAACTTCGCACGGTCCGCCGCGCAGATTCTCGCCGACTTTAACTCGATGCTGATCGGAACTGAGTCAGGACTTCTCGGCGTCTGGGGGAGTGTGGCTCCTGTTTCTGGCACGATTCCGAATCGCAAGGCAGGAGGCGTGCCGCTCACCTGGGGTCCGCCGCTGTTTTCTTATGGGAGTCAAGACTACCGCAGCGCGCTGTGGGGTACCGACGATCTCTACGCGCACACCTGGCGCGACGGCTTCTTCCACGACCCGGTGGGCATCTCATGCCGTGTCGTTCAGCTCGACCTTCTAGACGGATCGAACACCGAGGACAGGATCCGCATAGGACGGGTTGTCCTCTCCGAAGCACTCCAGTGGACAAAGCATCAGATCGAGGGCTCCGACTTCGCCTCGATGGCCGACTTCTCTCCGGTCGAGAGGAGCCTGCTCGGCTTCGAGTCTGGGTTCACGCAAGAGCCGAAAGACGACTTCTCAAAGCGGTGGACGAGCTGGGAGAGATGGGAAGCGGAATGGCTGCGCGACATCTACAAGCGCGTCGGTACAACGCGTGACGTCGTGGCGCTCAATGATCCCGATGCGGAGACGGTCGCCGACATGGCGCTCGGCCTCTACCGATTCCCGCAGACCTTCAAGATCCGATTCGACCATCGTATGTCGGCAACCTCGGGTGTGTGGTTGGCGAATCTCCAGCTCAGGGGCGTGTAGATGGCCTACCGGATGCCTCATCTGTGCAAGGAGACGACAAACACCTCCGGGATCACGAGCCCGATTACGCACTATGCGCTGCTGGGTGCTGTTTCTGGTCGTCGAACCATCTCCGGCGGGCTCGGCAATAACGACACTTCGACGTTCACCGTCCTCGACAACGCGACCCCACCGCAGTTCGAGGTATTCGATGGGACCTACATCGCTGGTACGAACAAGGTACGCCCCGACGTCGTACGCGACTCCAGCAATGGAGGTAGCTCTGTCAACTGGCCTGCAAGTGGCGTTCGCGAGATCTACCCGACGCCGATCGCCACCGCGCTCGAGCCGGTAATCAGTGCCGTTGCGCCGACTGGTCTGATCGCACGCACTGCGCAATACGTGTATGCAGGTCGCACGATCACGAACAGCGCCGAGTTTCTATCGCTGGCGAACGGCTCTGGCGTCTCTGGAAACCCTGCGCTCTCCGCCGCCTTCGACGTGCTGCGCCGAAGCGCGGGGGCGTCGACAGAGCAGCGAACGATGACGCCAGAGCTGATCCTAGCGGCGGCAACGATGCTGCTCTCGTCCAATGATTTCGAGCTTCTCGGTCCTGGCGGAGCGACAGATCGGAGGATGAAGCTGCTGCGCTCTGCGGCGGACAGCTACCGGATTCAGGAGAGACGCGCGGGTGCATACTCCAACGTACTAACAGTCGTCGACATCCCGGACTGGCTTCCGCGTATGGACGTGGCCACGAGCTCGAGTAACACGGAGGCCACCGTAGAAGCTGCGCTGGTGAGGTCAGTCGTCGTCCCCGCCGTCGGGACCTGGGCAATTCGAGTGATCACAATCGTGCGGGCGTCTGCGAGCGTGAACGCTAACCAAGGCACGGTTGAATTTGATCTGCTGCAGAAGATCAATGCTGGATCTCCTGTCGCAGTAGACACTGGGGTTTTTAGCTTCGGTGCGATTCAGACCGACAACTCCCAATGTGATGCAACGTCTGTCTATACACTGCTGAGCGCAACTAACGGATCAACCTATGAATACAGCACAAACATCGTTGTAACGGGTCCAGCCGCGCTAAATGCATCATCCCCTTTGAGGGTACACTCGATGCACCTCGAATGCGTTCGCAGAGTATGAGCACCCACGCTAGATGATGCTCAACACCAGATCGAACTAACTGATCGGCCGATCGGCCTCTAACCCGATCCAAGCAGAGGACAACTCGATGCGTTTCACGAGAGCCATTCTCGCGGCGGCACTCGTGTGCATGCCGCTCACGATCTACGGGCAGGGCACAGGAGACGGCCCGCCTCGGCTCGCCAATGCGTCTCAGATCTCGTTCGATGAGACGGGCACCACGTGCACGAGCGAAAACCTCCAGGATCTCGGAGAGGAGCTGTGTGCAGGTGGTGGCGGTGGCGGCGGCGGATCGATCACATTGAACCTCGAAGGTGGCGGTGTGGAATCAACCGCACTCACCGCGATCGCAATCAACAATGCTCCGTTCTGCTCCGAGTCTCCTCCGAATGGGCTCCTGTGCGACTTCACGACTCTACTGCTCGAATCGGAGCTTAACTCGATCGGCGAGCTCCAGACGCTCACGGGCGTCAACTTCGTCCTCGAAAGCGAGGGCGTATCCGTGCTCGCCGACGTCGACACAGCCGGCGCCAATGTTGACGATGTGCTTCGGTTCAACGGGACGAACTGGATAGACGCCTTGCTGACGCTGACGTCGCTCAGCGACGTGGACACCACCGGCGCAGAAGTCGACAAGGTGCTCGTATTCAACGGCTCGAGCTGGGTAGACGATTATGTCCCGCCATTCATCGATGCCGCTGTCGTCGATGCCTTTCGACAGGATACCGAGTGGACGACTTGCGATCTTGATGACTGCCCGGGTGTAGCCGATGGAGCAGGTGCAGACCCGAATCCGTTCCCTGGTCCACGGATCGGCACGATCGAGTCCGGAGTTCTGTCGACGCCCTCCATCAACGTCGTCAACCCGATTCATGGTCTCTCAATCTACAACTTCGGAAACGCAGACCCGGCCCTCTACGCTTCGACGATTAGCGTCGAGTACGGATACGATGCATTGCAGCGCTCCGGCGCGGAGTACGTTGAGTTCTACTGGCAGTTTTCGCCTTCCACGTTCCGCGTCACGATTGCTTCGGGCGGCGTTGGTGCTATCGCGCTAGGCCAGAATATCACGTTCAGCAATGGCGCGGTCTGCAGACCAGCGCAGGCGGATGCCGATCTATCCAACGGGGCACTCGTGAGGATGACCTGCGTGGACCATGTACCGCCAGCTAGCGGCAACACGATCACCGCTTGCAACGGACCGAGCTGCACGCCGACTGGGACCGTTAGCGGGGCCCCAAGCGCGGACTCCGTGCCGTGGCGACCTTTCTTTTACACGCTCTACACAGCGACGAATCGTGTGGACTGGGATCAGCGCCGTGGCGTAGTCGACGGAACGAGCACGCCTCTCTATTGGCTCAGCGGCCAGACCGGCGACAACGTTCTCCATCTTGGGCGTGGCGGGTACGCCGACGCGAACTACTCACGCGTGTCGATCCCGACCGCATCGAACGCGAGCCTCGGTGGGCCTGCGGGTACGATGCTAAGCAGCGGCGATATCACGATCGACACGAGCGATGCGGGCGTTTGGACGGACGCGATGATAAGCATGGGCGGACAGCACTGCTACGGCGACGGACTATTCACCCAGAAGTGCATCACGCCGGTCAAAAACCACTGCTATCAGTTCAGCAACGTCTCCGACACGTCCGACAACGTGAACATTCCGCTGATGACATGGCAGCCTTCCACCGTCGCTGCGATGTCCTGCCGTAGCGACACAACGGTAACGCCGACAACAAATGCGACGATGACTGTGGAGACGCTCGCAGGTGCGGCGATCGGTCTCAACGCAACGCTGACCTGCGTCGGCAGTGCCTCGACGGCCACTTGGCAGCCCGTACTCGTTGCCGATGCCGACCGGCTACTCCCGTCCGGCGCCGGCATCCGATTCGACGTGGGGACTGCACCCAATCCATCCGGTGATACCTACACGGTCTGCGTAGCCTTGCAGGACACTGCGAAGTGAGGACTGAAAGAATGCGCTTGATTCTTACCCTTCTGCTGACGCTGCTGCTTCCCACGCTCGGCAATGCGCAGAGTCGCAGCGCAGTCATCGAGAAGGTGGCCGTCAGCTTCGCGATACCGAACCCGAGCGCTTCGGCCGTCAATCAGGTTGTGAGGCTCGATAGGGCCTTGACCGGTACCTCGTTGTCCTGCTGGGCGCGAGGCGGCTCCGTAGCTGCACTCGTGTTGCAGCTCCGGCAATGCACCGGCGCCGGCGCGACGAGCTGCGCAACGATCGGAGGCGATGTGACGCTGGCAGCGATCGACACCACCTATTTGGACGCAACGCTAACGGGCTCACCCTGGGCGGCCGACAGCTACATCGAGATAGACGTGGTGAGCTTGACAACCGCACCTGAGGCGGCGTTCTGCCATGTTCGCGCGATCAGCGCACAATGAGCGCCACTATTCCTCTCATCCTCATTCTCCTGCTGGCGTCGGCTGCAGGAGCCGGGGAGCTCGTCGGTGGCTCCTTCTTCGAGCCGCCGCCGAACGATTGCGAACAGGTCGGAGCTACGCAGACCTTCGACTCGGGCTCGACGACTGGCTGGACAACTTACAACGAAGACGCTCAAGGCGACTGTTCTGTGCAGGGCCACGCTGCATCGGGATCTATCGAGCGCGACCGCGAAGCGACGGACGGTGCGTGTAGCGGACAAGAGGGCATCGCACGATTCGATACCGACATCGGTTCGACGGCAGGTTGCGCCGCTGTCAAACTAACAGGATTCGATCACGGAACCGCTGGCAGCGACGGCTGGGCGGGACCGGGGCTCATCATCTGGCACCAGAGTGGGGACGTTTCCGCAAGCTACTACTCGCTGTTCTGCTACGACGGGCTCCCCTGCACACAGTTTACGTTCTTCACGGATCTGGAGGTTGGCCAGGAGATCGGGAATCTTGGAGCGTTCGTCGTCGGCGACTATCTAGGAGCGTGCTGGCAGTACAATGCCGCGACCGACACGGCGCACTTCGCGATATGGAACATGGGCGCGACTGCACCTAACAACCCAACAACATGGCAGACGGTTTACGGCAGTCCTGACCTATCGAAGACTCAGGAGCTTTGCGACAGCTTCTTTCCTGGCTGCGGATCCGGTGAGCGGGTTGGCGTCCACTTGCAGGCGCGTTCGCCAAACGTGCTCGCGTTCATTCGCAACGACGACGTGAGCGTGTGGCGTGGCTGCGAACAAGTTGGCGCAGGCGATAGTGAGGTGAACACATGGGAGACGGGGAACACATGGTCCACTGGCAACTTCTGGGAAGGGTCGTAATCGCCGTACTGATCGCTGGAGATGTCGCGGCGAGTTCGATCACAACGACAGCACAGCCGAACCCAGGGGTGCAGTCACCTGGGACGATGAACGCGAACTGGGCACTGATCGAAGTCGGCGTAGATGATGACGACGCGCGCATCGACTCTCTCCTCGCCACCGATACCTCTACGGCTACACCAAACGACCTGACGTCGGGTACAACCATCGGCGGAGTCGCTGCAGGTGTCGATGGCGCAAACTGCTCTGTGGGGAACTATCCGCGTGGTGTCGATGGCGCAAACGCAGCACAGGACTGCGCAGTCGATGATGACGTACCCGACGCTGGTGATTTCGGAGTGGCGACGGATCTCGACGCGAACGGGGAGCTAGAGGCCGCATCGGTGAACGCCTCGGAGGTCGCGGCAGACGTCGCGACGCAAGCCGAGCTCGACGCGAAAAGCGCTGGCACGAGTACCGATCTCGCAGTCGCAAAGTTCAGCGGGACAACGGGCGACATCGTCAACTCCGCCGTGACGATCGACGCATCGAACAATTTGAACGTCCCCGGCACGATCACCAGTGGCGCCGGCTCCGGTGCAGCGTGCCTGATCCTGCGCGACAGCGACAACGCGGGCGACTCCGCGTGTGCAGTGCTCAATGGCACGTTCTCCTGTCAGATCGACACCAATGGGGTCTGCGGTGACAGCATCTAGCTTTCTAGCGCCGCTGCTACTGCTACTGGGGATTGTCGGTAAAGGCGACCTGGAGACGAAGGGCGATACGGTCTATTCGTTCATTCCGCCTGCGGCGGTCGGTATGGAGCAGCGTTGCGCAGATCTCGTCGATGGCTGCGTATGCTCGGAGCCGCTCAATGCCGGCGCGAATCTCGCGGCAGAGCCCGACCGCTTTTGGAATCCACAGGACTCGGTCACGAAGGGGTGCGATAGCAACCCGAACGACCCGGAAGCCGTCACGATGCGGGACGTCGACTGGGCGACCACCGCATCGAATCCTCGCGCCAACGATGCGAGTGTCCCATTCCAGAGCGGGGCTAACCCGTACGTCTACCGAACAAAGATCGGCGGAATCCAGTTCGTCTACGGCAACCCGGTCACCGACGTGGACGAGGAGACGGTCTGTATTCGCGCCTACCTGCGTTATTCAAGCGATGCAGGGATACCGAGCGGTGGTTTTGGCGGAGGGCAGCGGCTCAAGAATCTGCAGCTGTCCAATATTCCGCCTGCGACTCAGACGCACGTGGACCTCCAGCACGTTCCGGATGGTACGGGAGACGCCTACATCCAGATTGCAGACCCACGATACAGCGCGCCTAGCGCGGCATACTACACACCAACGCAATTCCATCAGAAGTGTCAAGCGGATTGGTGTCGGATCGAAGCCTGCGCTGACCAGATCGGAACGCACCTCTACTACCGCTTCCGAATCTTCTATCTCACTACCGGTGAGACATTGAACGTCAACCACGACGCAGGCGAAGGGCCCAGCTCGACTTCGTGGAACTTGCCGCACTTGCAGCTCTTCGCAGAGGGAGCTTGCTGCGCGGGTCATCAATTCGTGTCTCACGTGATGCAGGCCCGCGTACCTGTTAACCAAAACTTCTGGATCGGCGAGGCCGTGGAGATCGAATGAGGCATAGCGCCGTCGCAATGATCGTGATCGCACTCTCCACTTCAGCAGGTGCCGAGTGCTGGACCGCGACGAGCCCGGTCTACTTCTGCGCTCTGCCCTCGGCTGGCGCAGAAACCTACGAGTGGTATGACGACACGGGCCGATGGCTCGACACGACCACCGATCACCGGACAACCCTGAGCTGCACCGGCCGGCTTGCCGTCTACGCGATCACCAAAGCCTCTGGATACAACGACAGTCCGCCTAGCCAGACCAGCGATCACGTCTACTGCACGCAGCCGTTCGGTTGGGACGGAGACGGCAATGGTGCGGTCAACGCGAACGACTTCGGGCAGGGCTTCGTCCGCGCGTTTGTCGCAGGCTGCAAGAGCTGCGCCGTGGTCAATGGAGTGAGTCAGTGCGGCACCTGCCCGTAGTTCTTGGCGCCACGGATACGCTGGAGTTCGTGCGCTTCGCTGACGGTGACGGCTATCTGCTCGCGCGCGAAACGCAGGACCTCCAGAACGGTGCCGTGGTCTGCCAGCTCGAGCCCGTGTGGGTACGTGTGTGCCGAGATGCTGCGCTCCCGGAGCCAGACGTTACGGTGGGGCTCATGATCGGGGTACTGTTGCTCTGGCTATTGAGGTGATGCTGTGGCTGAGCCGAACGGTCGGGTCACGATCGACAAACGCCTGCGTACGCTGGAGCAGGGACAGATCAGGCTGGAGAGCGATCTTACAGGGCTGCACGATGACTTAAAATCGTTCACGTCCGACGTCAAGTCGTTCATGGCCGACTCGCGCACCGCGGCGCGAACACCGCTGACGGTGATCGTCGCGTGCATCGGTGCGCTAGCGCTGATCGTCGGCGGGTTCTCGCTCCCGTACGTGCAACGACTGGAGCGAGTCGAGGCTGATTTCGTCCACCACGATCGACTCGACGGTCATCCGGTCGTGCTATCGAGGCTCGAAGAGGCGAAGCTAATCCAGCAGGCAGACGCAGATCGGAACCACGAGAACATCGGCGAGCTCGACGACCGCCTACAGCGAGAGATGCGCGACCTCGATACCACGTTGAAGTCGGAATCGGACGGCCGTTACTGGAAGGCCAGGTCAGAGCGGTTCCAAGAGAAGATCGACGAGCTGGAGAAGAAACCGTGAACGGATTCGCAGCGCTGCTCAAAGATCCGCGTCTACTCGCTGCGCTGATCGCTGCTCTGGGTGCCGCAAACGGCCTCCAGTTCGCCGCGTCGCGCACTCCCGATCAGGAGCGCGGCGACAGCTACCGCGCTGGGTTCGAGCTGTGTCGAGAGATGGCGATCGAGAGGCGAGACGCGGGCAAGGAGCGGATCATCCCGCGAGTGCCTAACGACATCATCGGGAAGGTCGAGAAATGAGTCGCACCGAGCCGAGGCAAATCGCTCCGCACGACTGGAAGCGCGTCGGCGGCAAGCTCGAGGTGCGCTGCCCGGAGTGCGGCGGGATGAACAACAGCCAGTACAAGCTCGACGAGCAGAACGGAACGCTGGAGCTGTTCTGCTATACGTGCTCTGAGGCGTACTGGGTCGAGCTGGTCGGGTGGGTCGGACCGCCCAGCTTCGATGAGTCTCTCGTCCGAGGTGTTCGATGACGAATGATTTCCGTGACCGCTTCATGAAAAAGGTGGTTGTTTCGGATAACGGGTGCTGGAAATGGATTGGTGCGAAGAGCAAGAAAGGCTATGGGGTAATGAACCGCGGTCGAGATGACCCGGGATGGGTGAAGGCCCATCGGGCATCGTACAAGCTCCATGTCGGCCCGATTGCGGGCGGCCTTCACGTTCTCCATCGATGCGACAATCCTGGATGCGTTAGGCCAGACCATCTTTTCCTAGGCACAAACGAAGACAACATGAAGGACGCCAGCTCAAAAGGTCGCATCGCTCGCGGTGAAAGCTCTGGTATGTCAACGCTAACCGAGGATGCTGTGTTGTCCATCCGACGAGAGTGTGAAACGGGTCGTAGCAGGTCTTCGGTTGCTAGACAGTTTGGAATCGCGAGCGCCACCGTTTCAAAGATTGTTCTTCGGCAACGATGGGCTCACGTTTTTTAGACTGTGGGTGAGTATGTCTCTTACGCCTGAATGGCTTCGCGTCGCGAAGGAAGAGGCCCGCATCGGCGTGCGGGAGATCCCGGGGCCGGCGCATGAGCAGCGGATCCTCACCTACCACGAGGCGACGACGCTGCACGCGACGACAGATGAGATTGCCTGGTGCAGCTCGTTCGTCTGTTGGTGCCTGGAGCAAGCCCACTTCCACTCGACGCGCTCGGCCGCAGCGCGCAGCTACCTTACCTGGGGGCGCGAGATCAAGCCTGCGCCCTACGGCGCGATCGTGGTGCTCAAGCGCGGCGACAACCCAGCACAGGCGCATGTGGGTTTCCTCGTCGGTAGCTACCGTAGCGATGAGGTGATGGTGATCGCTGGCAACCAGAACGACGCCGTGAACGTGCGCAGCTTCCCGATGGCCGCGGTGCTCGGGATGAGGTGGCCGGGATGAGCGTGCACGTGGTTATTCACAACGCCTGGGATGAGAGGGGATCGCTCGTGCCGCATAGATGCCCCGTCTGTGTTGGATCTGGTGTTGTATCGCGTCCTCCGCATGTTGCCGGAGACTTGGAAACGTACACCTCGAATTCGGCAGGGCCTTGGCCGTGTAACGCCTGTCATGGTGATGGAGTGCTCTGGCGATGACCGACGACGCTCCCGCACCGCTCGCACCGCCGCCCAACTGGGGGCTGTCGTCCTACGAGCCGGATCCGCTCGTCCAGCTCTGGCGCCGTCTCCGCGAGTCGTACGCGGCCAACGTCTGTTTCGCGCCCGGCCCGTGCTGGTGTAGTCGCTGTGATCCGTGGAAAGCCAGGCTGGCGACGATGTCGGTGATTGGAGGAGAGTGAGATGCCTAACCTATTCGGAAAGCCTTGGTTCAAGTCGCTGACTGCCTGGGGTCTCGTCGTCTTCGTCGGTGCAACAGCCGGCGCCGATGCCGTGTGCGCGGCGGGGATGATCTCGCCCGAGACGTGCGCGATGCTCAAGAGCGGCGCCGAGAAGGTGGGCGGCGTGCTTGTTGTGCTAGGGCTGCGGAGGGCGCAGGTGTGAACCGAATAGTTTTCGTACTCGGTGTTTGGTGGCTCGCATGCTCTGTAGTTATTGCAAGTATTCTACTCACCGGCTGCGCAACACACATAGAAACTGCACCGCCTTCCTTGACCATCGTCATCGGCGACAGCTACGTCATCCGCTGTGCCGACGGGATCGACCCGGAGACGGATGAGTGCGCCGGCGGTGTCGTCAACGAGGTGCGGGGCGGGTTTATCTCCGACACGTTCGGCAAGTGGCTCGGGAAGCTGGTGTCGGCCGCGGCGTCGATGCTGCCGGGGAGTGGGCCGCCGGCGGAGGCGCCGGTGGTGAACATCGACGCACGGGACTGCGAGTGAGAGCGCCCGACGGGCTCTACGCCTACGAGATCACCCTCGCGGCCTTCGTCGTGTTGATGGCGGTCGTGATGCTCGCCGGCATCTGCCGAGCTGACGGCTACCGCTTCGCCGACGTGGTGGTAGAGAGCGTGATCGACGGCGACACGATCCGCGTGAGCCTCCCGGGCGTTCATCCGCTCTGGGGCGACCGCGTGCCGGTGCGGATCAACGGCATCGACACGCCGGAGATCAAGGGCCAGTGCGACGCCGAGCGCGCGAAGGCGATCGAAGCGCGTAACCAGCTTGCGGCACTGCTCACGGTGGCGCGGCGGGTGGATCTCGAAGAATGCTCGCAGGAGAAATACGGTCGGCTTCTCTGTCGTGTCGTCGCTGACCGGCGCGATGCTGGCGCGATGCTCGTCGAGGCTGGACTCGCGCGTCGGTACGAGGGCGGACGACGCGCTGGTTGGTGCCCGTGACGTACACCTACCCGCCGCCGCGTTGCGCCACCTGCGAAGCGGTGATGCTCTTCGAGTCGCCGCCCTGGGGAGGGCCTGACGCGTGGTACTGCCCGGCAGGCTGTGACGGTCTGCCGTCGCCGGACGAATCGCTGGCGGACGCATGACCACCGCTCAGCCGGCGTACTCCGGCCGCTCGCCGCGCTTGCGCAGTCGCATCAGCTGCGTCCGGTGACTCGGCCCGCAGACGACGCGCGGGCGAGAGCCCGCGCGCACGGTCCACGCGCCGCACACGACGCAGCGATCCTCGTGGACGGTGAGCGTGCGACGGCGCCAGCGGGTGGCAGCGCGAAGCTCAAGTCGTGTAGTCACTATCATCGGACTCTCCGCGCGGAGATCGCGCCGCGATTCGGCGGTGTGTTGCCGCGATTTTTTCCGAGCACGCCCGCTCGACCCAGCCGCTGCTCCGCACTGACTCGTAGAGCCGGACCGGATCAGCATCTGAGTCGGGGACGGTGATCCTGATCACCTGCCCGCCGCTCAGTGTGCGGGTGATGATCGTAGTGCCATCCATGTGATTGATCGTCATCTCTCGTCTCCCTGCCTCTGATCCGCGAGGCGCCGGTATGGGTAAGTGTACACGGTCTATCGTGTCTGTCAACAGTCTAAAAACACCAGCGATAACGAGCACTTATGACAACCGCCCACCTGCTCTCCGGCCCTCTCGATGACATCCGCCTCGATGATGGGCGGCGCCGGCTCCAGGCGGATCTGGTGGTCGATCTCGGGGTGCGTGTCGGAGAGCTACACGTGTGGGCGTACCTCGTAGGCCATCACGACAACGCAACGACTGCGGACTGGCGGGTGTCTCCGGGCCATGCTGCGGCGCCTGGCACGACACAGATTCGGGTCCCAGCCGGCTTCGAGACCGACTACTCCAGCGTACCCGGCCCCGCGTGGTTCGTGGGCAGATTCGACCAGCACGACATCGCGGGCGTCGTTCACGATGCGCTCTACCGTTGGGGCGCCCCGCGTGCCGCCGCCGATCGCGTCTGGCGCATCATCGCCCGCTCGGGCAAGCGACACGTCAACGCGGTGCAGGGGTTCCTCGGCTGGGCTGGGCTGCGCGTTGGGGGCTGGGTGGCGTGGCGGCGCTATTCAGGAGCCGTACAAAACGCTTGACGCGAGAACACTTCCCGATCCTCCCGTAGCTCGCGGAGGGCTGAGCAAAGGCTTTCGAGAAAGCCGAATTCAACGCTGACATAACCAACTCCATCCACGCTGACATAGCCAGAATGCTCGTCGCTGTGTAAGTAAGTGCTGGCCTCCGCCAGCAGCGCGTCGAGATCAGCAGGGGTCATCGTCGGTTGCAATCTCCGCAGGTGGCATGGACATAACCATGGTTACAAAGCCGAGCCTCTGGCTTTGTCTCCAGCTCCGCGATTCGCGCCTGAGCGGCGATCGCTTCGCGCTGCCACTGCTCGCTTCGATCGCGCATAGCAGAGAGCTGCTCCGTATACTGTGCGACAGTAGTAGGGCAAAAGTGTTGATGACAAAGCTCGCATTCCCACCAGCCTGTTACGGCATGCGGGTGCTCAGGATCGCTTGCGTTAGCAGTTACGTACTTGACTTTCAAACACGCGCAGCAGGTCCCTTCACTCATGCTTGCTCATTGCTCCCGCGCCCCGGCGCACTTCGCGGGCAAGGCGCTGTACGTCATCCCGCCCGGCTCCTCCGCAATCCGCACGCCCTCCGCATCCGGACTTGACTCCTCGGCGATCCACTCCTCGCCGCAGTCGAGACACACGGCCGGAGCGAGCGAGGCGCCCCACATGCGCACGGTGCGGGCCTCGTCGACGGCGATGCGGGCGTGGGGGCAGCTCACGAGCGGCCATCCGCCTTCGCGATCGCGGAGCGTGCGGCTTCGAAGGCCCTCACTGCATGACGGTAAACTCTCCCAAGCTCACCGATCCATCAGGGAAATAGAGAGGAGATGCGAATATCTCTATGACGACTCTGTTCCCGTTCTCATCTGCCTCGGAGTCGTCGACGGAAAGCACTGGTACATGCGGAGCGCTGACTATCCTGCTCAACGCATTCGCAAAGAAGAGCGCCCCATTAATACTCGGTCTCGCTGCGTAGACCGTAATTGGAAACGCCGCGTGCGGCTGGCGCGGGCGCGCATGTAGGAGCTTCTCAATTTTCGCCTCATAACCAGCATCTTTGAGAAGCGCGATCAAATCGTCGCAGAGTTGTATCGAAGAGGTGCTTGTCTTGCAGTTGAACCCCGCCGAGCGCAACTCGGGACTCAATGCGAGAGCGACCTTGAAATCAGCAACGGTTTTTGTGCGAAGCTCATCGTTGATCTCTATGAACTTCTCGATTGGTACCAGGCCATTAAGTGCCTGCTGCCGCGCTTCACTAACTAGCTTGTAATTCGACTGAATGATTCCACCCAGCAATAGAAGCATCGCGAGTGCCGCAGAATAGATGGCTCCATTCGCCCACCTCACGTGTGCTTCGCGCTCATCGCCGCCACCGCGCCGGAACCGAAAACCACTCATGCCCTTTCTCCTGATACGCCGCGCGCAGAATCTCGACACGCTGCCCCGGCAGCCGCTCCACGACGCAATCGAGCAGCCACCGGTCGCGCCGGCGCACCGCGCCTTCGCGCGTGCACGACCAGTACCACCACCGGCGTGTACGCTGCGCTATCGCATCGACGGCGAGCCGGACGCGCCGCGTAGCTAGGCCACTCCGCCTGTTCCGCCATCGCACCGAGCTACTTCGGGAGGGGGCGGTCATCGAGCGGGTGCCGGGTCTGCCAAGAGTTGCGCGTCGGTAGGTCTTCACGACGCGAACCGAACGTCGGCCGTGCTCGACCAGCACCACTCGTTGCGCGGGCACCACTTACAGAAGTTGCAGTATTGCGACGTCGCCTCGGCCGGCCGCTCTGGCGGCACGTCACTGAGCAGCGCCACGCCCGCTTTCTGCCGCAGCATGTGAAAGCGCATCGGATCGAACGGGATGCGCTCGGCGTAGATCCGCGAGTCGTTCTTGCACTCGACGACGACGAGTGCCTCGCCGATCGGCCCGAACTTGAGCTGATCGCGCGCATAGCCCATGTACGCTTGCACCTGATCGTTGTACTTCGGCTGCCAGGCCGCGTAGCCAGCCGAGAGAAGAGCCTCGAACTGGTTCTCGTTTGCGCTCTTGATCTCGAGGAGCCTCCACGTATCGATCGACTTGCTCGCATCGAGAATGAGACCATCGAGATGGCCGCTTACGCGCCCCTCGTGATCCACAACCTCGAACTGCCGGCCGGTGTCCAGGTCGCGGTCGACCACCTGAAAGCCAGCGCGTCGTAGCAACGCCACCAAGTGGGACTCGGTGGCGTTGCCATGCTCGAATACAACGAGCATCCTCGGCTCGATCGGTGCATCTTCGGGCACGTCGTGGACGCCAGCCCAGAGGTTGCGAATACAGCCGCCGATCTGCGATAGCCCGAGCTTGCCCGTTCGCTTCGGATCTCGCTCTGCGCGGTCGGCCGCGAGCGCGCGATGAATGCGCCGCTCGACGTGCGGCGCGAGGATGCGGAGCGTCGGGAGCTGGGCCATCAAAACGGCACGTCGTCGCGTTCGCGTGTCCTGGGCGCAGGCACTGCGGGCCGCGCCGGAGGCACATGCGCCGCAGTCTGCGGGCCGTTGCCGTACTTCTCGCGGTAGGCCGCCACGCTCATGTACTGGCGCACCTTGTTCTGCGGGCCGTACTTGTCCCCGGCGTCCTCGACCGAGAGCCGCGCCATGAACGGGATTTGGTGCAGGTCGGCGCTGTCCTCGATCAGGTCCGGGTTCGGGTGCCCGCAGGCAATCGCGATCGCCTTGAGCGAGGCGCGCGCGATTAGCGCCGTGTCCTGCTTGGGGTGTTCGAGGGTCAAGAAGTCCCGCTTCTCAATCCCCTGGTAGTCCAGCTCCAGGCACCGCAAGAAGAGATGCAGGCACATCCCGTCGCCGACCTTCGTCGCCTTGTACTGAGAGTTTACAAACATGAATCGATACCAGCCATTCGGAAGCAGCTCGCCACCACCTCCGGTCGCCGCGTCCACATCCTTGCAGTTTCCGCCGTTTCCTAGACGACTCATGTTAGGCTTCCTTCTTCGTCACCAGCCCGAGCGCAGACGCGATCGCGTCACGCAGTGGCTGGTACGGGTTGTTCTTCGGAATCTCGATCATCGGCGGCAAGTCGTATCGATTTTTAGCCCGGAAGCTGCCGCGGTCTTCGAGGTGTAGGATTCGCTGCCCCGTCGAGCTAGCCGTCGTGACCTTCCGCTGGCTCTTGTCGCCCACGTCGATCGCAATGCGCTCGACGTCCAGGAAACCGACCACGTCGGCCCACTCGTGCAGCAACGCTGCGGCCCGCTTGTGGATCTTCGGCTCGGTTCGCTCGATCCCACCGAGCTGTGGGTCGCCGATCGTCTTCCGCTCGTTGTGCGCGAGGATGATCGTGGTCATCTTCCGATCCGCGCGCAGCCGGTCGAGCGCGTGGAAGAGATCGGCCCAGTACGTGTCGGCGTAGATGTAGCCCTTGGCGTAACCAAAGTCCTCGATGCTCTCGTAGGCCTTCTTGCCTTCGGTCCGGTCGGCGCACACCGATTGCCAGATGAGCGGCTCTACGTGATCGATGGTGTCAATCCCGATCGCCTTGTAGCCGTGCTCTTCGTCGTGCAGCTCGCGGATTGCGTGCATCACGTCCGCGTAGCTCGTCGGCTTCGGAAACGCGGGGTAGCTGAGTTTGCCGGCTCCATCCTCTGCTGGGATGGCGACGATCCCGGGCACCGAGGCCATCATCGTGGTCTTCCCGTGTCCGCCGGCCGAGTGGATCACGATTCTCGGCGGTAGTATCGCCGGCTTGTCCTGGATCTGACTCAGTAGAGCACCCATTTCTTACCTCCTGGGTTTGTCGCGCACGGCGGCGCGTGGGTTCGTCTATCGCTTCTCGGGGCCGGTGAGCTCGTCGCGGATTCGTGCGCTCTCGTCGTCGAGCAGCGCTCGGATCGATCGCGCTGCGTTGCGTGCCATTGCCTCGGCGCAGCGCGGCGAGTCGTGCAGATCACGCTCGACCTGCTCGAACGTATCCGCAGCCAGCGAGAGCGCGGCGCGCAAAACGTCGGGCGTCATCGCGCCACCCAGATCAGCGCGGCCCGCACCAGTAGCCCGCCGCCGACGAACAGCGCCACGATCGCCAGCGCCTCGCCGACCTGGCGCGCAAACTCCAGCCGACGCTCGCTGCGCACGCGCTGGGCGATCTTGAGCGCCTGGTCGATCGTGACGTCGCGGTAGGCGGCGCTCATCGCTTCTCCACTTCTTTCAGCATCCGCTCAACAAGATCCAGCGCAGACTGTTGGAGCGCGGCGACGGTGGGCGCGAGCGCGTCCCCCGCAGCGGCCCACGCAGATGCCCACACAGCGTCCACCGCAGCGGCTCTCGCAGCGGCCCACGCAGCGTCACCCGCAGCGGCTCTCGCAGCGGCCCACGCAGCGTCACCCGACCCCGCAGCGGCCCCCACCACCGCAGCGGCTCTCGCAGCGGCCATCGCAGCATCAACCACACCTTTCGCCGCCAGCGCATCGGCGATGCCACGCAAAGGCGCGAGTCCTGAGAGCGCGTCAGCGTGAGCCCGCAATTCGGGTCGCAGCCTCAGAAACGCCGGCGCGTGAACTCGCACCAGCCAATCCAGAGCGAGGTAGCTGCGCTGTTGCTCTACCTCTGGAGTCGATTGCGAATCGAGGATGCGCGTCAACAGCGGCTTGAGCAGTCGATCCCGATCCGCATCGCTCTGGAGTCCGTCGTTCCACGACCTCAAAAACGCGCCAACTACAGGGCAGACGCACGACGGCGTATCGGTGTGCACCTCGCCTGCGATGTAGGCGGCTGCCTCCATCACGCAGAGGCCATCCTTGCGCGATTCGTGATCGCCGCTGCCGAGCGAAACGCGCTCAATCTCAGTGAGTCTCTGGATGAAAGTCGTTCGCTGCATTCAGTTCTCCCCTCTCGCGCTCTCCGAGCTGATCTCCCGCTCGATCGCGGCGTTCATCGAATCCGCTGCGGCCTTTGCGAGCTGCTCCTGTTCCGACATCGGCAACAGGTAGCGCCTCGTCTCGTCGCCGATCCGCTCTGCGATCTCCCGCTCTCGCGCCTTGTGCGCCGCGCGGCGGTGCGCGTCGGAGCAGTAGATCCTGCCGTCGCGGGTGCGGTAGCCGTCGCCGGAGATCACTGCGCCGCACCCGTTGCACGTCTCAGGGCGCGACGCGCGGAGATCAAAGCATCGATCGCAGATGCCGTGGGTCATCGTCGCCACCTCACCCGCCAGCGCGCGAGAGCCTTCCCACAACTCGACGCCAAGCACCGCTCGGCACTCACAGCACGATCGCTCGACGACGGTCAGCGGCACCAGCGACGCGACGAAGCCCTCCAGCGCACCGCAGGCCCGCGCGTGGGCCGTCGGGTCGCGAGAGAGGATCTCGCGCACCCGGTCGAGGATGTCGGCGGCGGACTGAGACCAGACGGAGGTGAAACAATGCCCGGAGCGCGGTGTCACTTGGCTACCTCGACGGTGCGGCCTTCGGCGAGTGCGATGGCGGCACAGCGCATGCAACGCTCCTGTGCGTAGTTATGCGCCCAGAAATCACAAGTGTCGCCCGCGAAGTCAGCACGCGGACAAGGCACTTTTTGCAGTTCTTCCAACAGCATCGGCGCGGCCGCGATCAGGTGGGCGTTGGCTTCGTAGTTCTTCTCGACCTTCGCGATAATCCCGGTTGTCGGCAACAACGCCTTGAGCCCAGAGCGAGGCGGATGCGTGGTGATGTTCCCGAACGCATCACTGTACCACGGCCCCGGCGTGTGCCTCGCGCTCTCGCTCGCGCGCCTACTCCCGCTCTGCGCATGCGCCATGCTCGACAGTCCACGACCAGTCACGGGATCAACACCGTCGCCCATCACTTGCCCTCCCTCGCGTCTTCGCGGTCCTGCTCGCCGCGTAGCTCGGCGTTGCGGTCGGCGGCCTTGCGAACCTCGTCGCAGAACCCGCAGAGGATCAGGTGATCCCGGCGCGTCACGCAATCGGCACAGATCGGGCTCAAGCAGGAGTCGCAGAAGTGGAGCGCCATCTCGGGGCAGCCGCAGCACGGCAAACGGCGGAGCTGGACGCGCTCGCGGGCGGTCATACCGGCCACTCGTGCACCTTTGCGACGGCCAGCAGCGCATCGACCCCCGCGAGCATCCGATCGCAATGCTCGCGACGATCCGGCATAGCGGCTGTCCCCCAATGTTCGCGGGCCTCGGAGACGGTAAACCAGCGGCAGCCGGCGTGGATGCGCGGACCGTCGGCCCAGCGCACTGCGTGCAGGATCCATCCGTCGATCGGCTCGAGGCGGATAATTCCGTTGGCGCGCGTGAGGTCGGCGCGCGTGAGGTCGGCGCGCGTGAGGTCGGCGCGTGCGAGGTCGGCGCCCGCGAGGTTGGCGCCCGCGAGGTCGGCGTCCGTGAGGTTGGCGCCCGCGAGGTCGGCGTCCGTGAGGTTGGCGTCCGTGAGGTCGGCGCCCGCGAGGTCGGCGCGCGTGAGGTCGGCGCGCGTGAGGTCGGCGTCCGTGAGGTCGGCGCGTGCGAGGTTGGCGCCCGTGAGGTCGGCGTCCGTGAGGTCGGCGTCCGTGAGGTCGGCGTCCGTGAGGTCGGCGCGTGCGAGGTCGGCGCCCGCGAGGTCGGCGCGCGCGAGGTCGGCGTCCGCGAGGTCGGCGCCCGTGAGGTCGGCGCGCGCACCATCGACTCCATTCGACGCTCGCCACTGTATGTGCAGCTCGACGATTTCGCGGAGGCGATCGACTCCGAGCGGGGTCGTGGCGGTCATCGCGTGAGCCGCGCGGCGAGTAGCAGGCGACGCCGGAGCGCATTCAGTTTTTGCGACAGCGGTTTGAATTCGTTGCAGTACGTTTCGCCATCGTTCGCCATGGCGATGTCGGTCTGCGCCTTCGACGGGATGCCGAGCCTTGTCGCTACCGACCAACACGAGCTGACCGGCTTGCTTTTCAGAGAACTAAGCGAACACGCGACGCTCTCGCCTACGTGGCGGCGGATCTCGCCATTATCGGCGAGAAACCATGAGCCGCGGTGCTCCCTCACATGAGAGAGCACGAGCTTAATCGCGTCGGCGTAGGTCATCGCTCCACCTCGGGCCCGAGCAGTGCGTCGATCTTGCATACGATCTTGTTTTCGTTCGACCCGTCGAGCAAGCCATACCACTTACCGTTATCGAGCGTCTCGCGGATCTCGCGCAGGAGATCGCGGTAGCGGTCGCGGTCGTACGCGGCGCGGTTCGCGAGCGCGGCCAGCTCGTCGCGGTCGGCGGCGCCGCCGGTCACGAGCGCAGTTCGCTTAGTCATCACTCAATCTCCTTAGGGCGCAGTGCTATCTCTCGCGCGTTGCACTCGGGACAGCCGCCGAGACGAGTCGGCATCGGGACGTTTGCATGCTGTCCGATGATCGTTCCAGCTACGCACCAGCGACCATGCGGGCACTTGTGGCGGACACGAGCCTTACCGCCGCCATAGATACGGTTTATCAGCTTCCGCATTGCGACGGGGCGTCCACAACACTGGCACGGACGCTTGCTCTTGCTCACCAAGGTCATCGCCCGAGCTCCTCGGCGCGCGGCCAGCTCGTAGCGGTCGGCGGCCTTCATCCGCGCATCCCACTCGTTGATGGTGCTAGTCGTCATCGTCTCGTCTCCTGAGGCCCGGGAGTGGGCCAGCAGCTTACTTGAAGTGCCGCGGTTGGTACGGCCATCGTCTTGCCCCTCTCGCTCGCGCCGAATCCGCTGGAGTTCGTTGAGGCCAACCGCGACAGCCGGAATTATTGCGCGTGCGCACGCGCACGTCAAGGGGCGGAAAGGAGCCTTGACTACGTTCGGACAGGCAAGATCCGTGCCAAGCGTAGAGAACAACCCCACCAGTTTTCGTGGTGGTTGTTCTCCCGGCCGGGGCCTTGACGGCAACCGTGCGCACGTGCACAATGCTGGCCGTGGACCTACAGGCACTTGCGGAGCGGCTCGAGATCTCTGACCAGACGATCGCCGACGCGATCGGCCGCGATCGCACCACGGTCTCCAGAATCCGCCGTCGCAAGGCCGTACCGGACGCGGCCACGATGCTCGCGCTCGACGCCTGGGCCGAGGGAGTGGCGCGTGCCGCACGGATCCCTCGGCGCGACTGGCTCTCGTGGGAGTGGGTCGCACAGCGCCGATGGGATGCCGAGGAGCAGGCCAGCACGATCGAGGCCGACGAGCTGGCCAGAGGCTCCGAGGATGCCGCGTAGGATCGCCGGAGAGGGCCCGATTTCTGGTGGGTGGCGGCTACCGGACCGGCCCGAGGCCGATCGCCACGCCTGCGACATGTCGGACGGCCACCTTGCCGCCGCATGCCCTGCCAAGCCGGCAGCCGATCGCAGCGCTGAGACGCCGCGACCCCAAGGGGAGAGATGGACGCACCCGCAGGATATCTACGAGCTGGAGGCCGAGATCGATCGCGCCGACCGGCGCTACGGCGACTACGCCAGCACCCACGAGGCGCTCGGCGTGCTCGCCGAGGAGTACCACGAGCTCGTCGCGGCGATCCGCGCGAACAAGAGCGAGTCGATCCGCGCAGAGGCGATCCAAGTCGCGGCCGTAGCGATCCGAATGGTCCGCAGCCTCGATGGCGCGTCGATGCGGAGGCGGAGTGGCTGCGCTTAGCGCCCCCAACCCGCACCCGAGCGCACTCGAGCTCGCGCGCCTGCGAGAACAGCAGCGCCAGAAGGACGAGCTGGTGAAGCTGCTCGACGAGTGCGGCGGCGAGCGCGAGGCGGCGGAGATCCGCGAGCGGCTAACGAGAGGCGACTAGCAGAGGCGCCGCGGGGTGCGGCGGGGGTTGATGATGATGGGGGTGGGTTCGCTCGGGACGGGCGGCGGAGCGCTGGCTGCGGCAAGTAGCTATGCCGACTTCCTAGCTCGCAAGTCGCAACTAGGCGGAGAGCATGGATTCGCGCCGGCGGATCTTCCTGCCTTCCTCTTCGACTTCCAGCGCGTGCTGGTAGATTGGGCTTTGCGCAAGGGCCGAGCTGCCATCTTCGCCGACTGCGGGCTCGGGAAGTCTCCGATGCAGCTCGTGTGGGCCGATCAGGTCGTTCGTCATACGAATCGACCGGTGTTGATCGCGACGCCACTCGCGGTTGCGGCCCAGCTGCTACGCGAGGCGGAGAAGTTCGACATCGATGCCGTGCGTTCGTCCGACGGGATCGTTCCGGATGGCGCGCGGATCGTTGTCACGAACTACGAGCGGCTTGATAAGTTCTCCGCCTCCGACTTCGCCGGCATGGTCTGCGACGAGTCGAGCATTCTCAAGAACTTCGACGGTGCGCGCCGCGCGCTTGTGACCGAGTTCATGCGCACGTTGCCGTATCGGCTTCTGTGCACCGCGACGGCTGCACCCAATGATTACGTAGAGCTGGGCACTAGCAGCGAGGCACTCGGCGAGCTTGGACATATGGACATGCTCGGTCGGTTCTTCAAGAACGACCAGAACACGATCAAGCCGATGGTCTATCGACACAAGGGGAAAAACTTCGAGAGGCTGTCAGATCGCGCGAAGTGGCGATTCCGCGGGCACGCCGAGACGCCCTTCTGGCGGTGGGTCTGCTCGTGGGCTCGTGCGGTGCGCCGTCCTTCCGATCTCGGGTTCGATGACGCTGCGTTTGTCCTCCCGGCGCTCGAGGAGCATGAGCACATCGTGGCGGCGCGCACGACGCGCCCGGACATGCTCTTTGACCTTCCGGCGGTTGGACTGCACGAGCAGCGCGAAGAGCGCCGGCGAACGATCGAGGAACGATGCGAGAAGGTCGCGGCGCTGGTCGACCATTCCGAGCCGGCACTCGTGTGGTGCCATCTCAATGCGGAGGGAGATCGGCTTGCGGAGATGATTCGCGATGCCGAGCAGGTCAGCGGATCCGACTCGGACGAAGCCAAGGAAGAACGACTTACAGCATTCGCCGATGGCAAGCTGCGCGCACTGATCACGAAGCCCAAAATCGGTGCCTGGGGCTTGAACCTACAACGCTGTGCGCACGTCACCTTCTTTCCGTCGCATAGCTACGAGCAGTATTACCAGGGTGTGCGCCGCTGCTGGCGGTTCGGGCAGACCAAACCGGTTCGCGTCGATGTCGTATCGACGGAAGGCGAACGAGGAGTGCTGAGAAATCTCCGCCGGAAAGCGCTTGCCGCGGATCGAATGTTCTCGGCGCTTGTTGCCGAGATGAACCACGCGCTGCATATCGAGCGCATTGTCAAGTACGAGAATCCGTCGGAGGTCCCCGCATGGCTTTGAAGAGTGTGTTGACCGATCGGTATGCGCTCTATCACGGAGATAGCTGCGAAGTGCTGCCGACGCTTCCAGATGGAAGCGTTCACCTGTCGGTTTACTCGCCTCCGTTCGGAGGGCTCTACAACTACTCCAGCTCCGAGCGCGATCTATCGAACTGCCGGAGCTATGAAGAGTTCTTCGAGCACTACGAGTACGTGGTGCGCGAGCTATTCCGACTCACGATGCCAGGTCGACTCACCGGTGTGCACTGCATGGACGTTCCCAGCGGCAATAGCGGTTGCGACTTTCTACGCGACTTCCCGGGCGACATCATCCGACTGCACGAGCGGATCGGGTTCCACTACGTCGCACGCTACTCGGTCTGGAAGGAACCGCTAGGAGTCCGCAACCGTACGATGGCGAAGAACCTCGCGCACAAGACGGTAGTCGATGATTCTAGCCGGTGCTCCGTGGCGTCTGCTGACTACCTGCTCATGTTCCGACGGAAGGGAACTAATCCAGTTTCAATCGCACACCCGATCGGCCTGCTCGAATACGCTGGGTCAAGGCCGATCCCGTCCGATCTGCTGGGCTATCGCGGCTGGGATGGGAATCAGATCGAGAATCGGTATTCGCATTGGATCTGGCGACAGTATGCGAGCGCCTTCTGGGACGATGTGCGTATCGATCGGGTGCTCCCGTTCAAGAAGGCTCGCGACGAGGAAGATGAGAAGCACGTGCACCCGCTCCAGCTGGACGTGATCGAACGGTGCCTCGCGCTCTGGAGCAATCCGCATGAGGTCGTACTCACTCCGTTTATGGGAGTCGGCTCGGAGGTCTATGCGGCGGTGCGAGCTGGGCGCAATGGTATTGGAGTCGAGCTCAAGGACAGCTATTACCGACAAGCGGTCAAGAACGTCGAGTCTGCGGCCAAGGAAGACATCCAAGCGCAGCGGGATATCTTCGCGTGACGCTCGCCCGCCACCACGCGCTAGTCGTTCTCGTCGTCTCCACCGACGGTGACAGCGCCGTAATCCGTGCCGAGTGCTTCGGCTCGTGGAGCGTCCCGACCTGTGAGCTGGAGCCGGTGGGTGGTGGCCAGCGGCAGCGGGAGCAAGAGACGATCGCGGAACACGCGAGTTGGCGGAGATATCACGCGCATCTACGGGAGCGGGTGGGCGCATGAAAGCGGAACAACAGGTATTTGTGGAGATCGTTGCGGCCATTGAACCCAAGCCGGCCGATCCGCTCGACGTGTACTTGATCGTCGCTTGGTGGAGTGGAGGATGGGCACACTGGAAAGTGTTCAACTGCCTCTACTCGTCGCGAGAAGCCGCCGAACTCGAGGCGAAGCGGCTGGCGAGTGGCTGGACGCACGTACGGGTCGTGCGGATCTGCGACGAGACGCTGGCCGAGAAGGCGATTGCGCGGCGGGAGATTGGCGTGGGGAGAGCGTAGGTGGCGAGCCTTGATGCGCCTTATGAGGCCGTGTACAGTGCCTGCGTGAGACGCTTCTACTCTATCTGCAATTTTATTTCGCGAGTGGTGCGTCTCACAACGTCCAACGCGACAGGGCGGCCTCTCAGGGAAACTTGAGGGGCCGCTTCTATTTTTAGGTTGATCTCATCGGGGGGTGAGAACGGTTGGCGACGCCGCGCCAGACATACCCGAGCGACGAGGCGCGGAAGAAGCAGCGCCCGCACGTCAAGGTGCACCTCTCCTGCCGCAGCCATCCGCGCTACGGGAAGGTCTTCGAAGACCCGGAGCAGCGCGGGATGGCCTGGGGTTTGTGGCTCCTCGCGGTGCAGTACCACGCCGCTCAGACCGGCGACGAAGTGGCTCTGGGCCACGGTGATATCACCTGGCTAACGGGTCGGTCCCGATGGGCTACGGCACTCGTAGCACTGCGGCAGCTATGCGACAGCATGGCGTACCCGATGCGCTGTGAAGGTCGTAGGGTGTATGTAGAGATAAGAAATCTTCAACGAAAACAAGGGTTCGACTCCGCAAGCCGCGGAGCATCTACGCGTAGCTCCGCGCCCTCCGAAGAACAGAAGAACAGAAGAACCGACTCCGAAGAACCGACTCCGAAGAAGAGAAGAGAAGAGAGCGCCTCCGGCGCTCCTGCTCCCGCGGCCGAGCTGCCGCCCGAAGACCACTGCGACGACGTCGTTCGGCTGGCAAAGCGCGCGATCGCAAACGACCGACCACTGCTCAACCTGCTGGCGAATCAACCCGGCTGTCTCGGTGAAAAGGAGCACTGGCTCGCAACCGAAATCGACAAGATGAAAGCCTCTGTCACTGAGAAGAAGCCGATCTCGGCGATGGTGATCGGGTGGTATCAGACCTACCTGCGCGGCGAGCGGAAGTTCAAGGATTACCCAACGCTCGCAGAACATGAACGGCTTCTCCGTGCAACCGAAGCGATTGCGGAGGAGATGAAAAAATCGCCGGCGCCGCCAGCGTTCCACATCCGCCACACGGTGCTCTCGTGACGATCCCGCTGCAACACCCCGGTGTGTATGCTCGGATCGGCTTGCACCTGGCGCTGCAAGAGCAGATGCCTTCCGAGCTGCACGAGAAGCCGACCGACCGGCTACTGCAATCGGAGGGGTTTCCGCTGCACTGGTCGAGCAGCATCGAGAAGCTTGACACGCTTATGCTAGGCGGCTGCTACGGCGTGACGTGCATCGCTTCTGAGGGCAAGGTCGGCAAGTCAACGCTTGCTATGGCTTCTGCGATCCAGGCCGCGGCAACACTCGATCGTCAGGTGATCTACTTCAACGCAGAACTGTCACTGACAGAGTTCGACGACCGCATGCGACGCTACCTCAACGCGCATCCCGCATGCGCAGACGCCGAGCAGATGCTTCACGTGTACCACGCGGGGCGCGGAATCACGCCCGAGGAGATCGCGCTGCGTTGCGATGAACACGCGAGCCAAGAGCCTTTGATCGTTGTGCTGGACTCAATAAACACGCTGGCATCGCTGCGCGGCGGTTCGTACTACGTGGCACTTGAAGCGTTGTCCATGTGGGCAATGCTGGCTAGGCGTTATTCGGATGGAGCCGCGTCGTTTTTGATCGTGGCCGAGACGAACAAGCTCGGCGGGATCAAAGGCGAGCGGTTGCAATTCTGGGCCGACGCCATCATCCGACTGAAAGAGCCCGAGAATCGCGCCTGGGTCGAGATCGAAGTGACGCACAGTCGACGCACTCCCGCGGGCCCGGTTGGAAAATACCTGCGCCACACGCCGAGCATGAGCTTTCGCGAGGCGGGCACCGAAGAGATCCCGAAGCCGCGCGCAATCGGTGATGAAGGGGAAACGTGGTGGAATCGATAATGGCGCTCCTGATCGGGTACGTCTTCTCGCTATTGGGACTATGGCTGGCGCAGATCGGCGTTAACAACGCAATCGCCTTTACGATTGTGACCGGCGCTTGGGTGGTATTCGGATTGCTCTGCTGGGGGATCAATTTCGTACTGGCGCTAAAAGATCAGCGCGACAAGGCGAGATGGCTGGCGAGAGCCAAGCTCGACTTGACGGGAATAACGGTCCAAAACCCTCGCGGCCTCCAGACGGGACTGCATCCCAATCATTGGTTAGATCGAGGTGTGGTTGCTATTGCAGCGCACATCATCCTGACCAACCTAACGAACGAGCACGTACAGTTAAATTGCTCGTTGGGATTGCGCGGAGTGGACCAGTTTTCAATCAATCCACTGTCCGAGGACGACATGCCGCCTGCGTTCATTCCGAGCGATAAATGGCGGGCGATCACAGACTGGCTCAATCATGGGTTCTGGCTCAATAGAGGTATCAAGTACCTATCCTCGCCGATCTCAGTACCGCCCGGCTGGGCGTACCAAGTAAACGGCTGTCTTCTCTTCGCGATCGATCCAGACCAGTGCGATTCGTATTTCGAGAGATTTAAGAAGCCACTAGCCGACGCGATTAGGTCAGATGGCATTATTGGAATGAGCATCTATCAGAGCAGTGGAGACGCTTCACCTTATACCCAGGCCGTCCACGGCATTTCGGTCATCATCACGCGATGAGCTTCTTGTACTCCATCCGCTCCCGGGTTCGAGGGCATCGTCACAACTACGATGAAGCATCTAACGGGCTGTGACTCTGTGTGGATTACTGCGCTGGTGCTGACAATCAAGGCGCTCCCGATCCTCCCGAACCAGGGCCATCGCGGCCGGCACTGGGCAGTCGAAGCGAAATACCGGCGCGAATGGCACCTGATGGTTCGATGCGCAGTGGGTCTACTCACTCCAGTGTCGCCGCTCGATCGCGCACGCGTGACGCTCACCCGCGTGAGCAAGCGCGAGCCGGACACGGACAACTTGATGGCGAGCTGGAAGCCGATTCTCGATGGGCTCGTGCGTGCGCGCGTTTTGTTCGACGACTCACCGGCCCATGTCGAGCTGGTGTCACGCTGGCGGCGGACTACCGGGCCCGGGTTCGTGGTCGTGGAGGTGAACGCGCTGTGAATGCGACTCGCCCCGGAAACCGTGGCTCACGCGCGTCTGGCCCGCACCCGATCCACCACAGCGAACGTTGCTCCTGCGGCTTCGTGATCGTGGTCTACACGCCGCGCCGGGTCGTGGTCTGTTGCGAGTGCCGAGCTAGACAATGGGAAATTGAGCGCCGTATACAAGCCGAACTGGGAGCCGCAGTATGAGACCTAGCAACGCAGACACCTACTTGATCGCCTACCTCGCAGCACGCGAACAGCGCTACGCGATCCGCTCTCCTTCGCTTAGCATCACCGGCTCGACAAGCTCCTGCTGCAAGTCGCAGACGTTCGAACGCTTCGGCTCGATCCGCTGCTACCAATGCCGCCAGCCGTGCACCGAGCGGACGTGGACCGCCCCCCGCAACGGCAGCATGTCACGAGGCGGCGGCAACCGGATCCTCATGCGCGAGACGCGGCATGTGGACGGCGAAGGCGAACAGCGCCGGCGGTGGTCAGCGTGGATCGAGTACCGACCTCTCGAGCGCCTCTTCGCCCGGCCGGCTCGCGCAACCCATCTCGGCTGGGATCGGATCCTCGCGGCCTGGACGATCCGGGTGCACCCAGAGTGCGGGAGCGACCGCGACGCGGCTGCGTTCGGTGCCCAGCACGCGCCCGAGGCGGATCTCTGGACCGAGGACAACGTGCGCGAGTGGGTGCGCGAGGGGCGCGCCGTGGTGGTGCAGCGGCTCACCGGAATCCCAGCTCGGCAGCGAGCGGCCAGGCCGAGGCATGCAGAAGATATTGAGAGAATCCGTGGCGCCACGTGCCAGAGCGCCAGCGATCCCAGCGATCCCAGCGGTGCGCCGGCCCGCAGGGCCGGTAGGCAGTGTGAGGCGGCGCGAGCCGCCGAGGGGCGGCCATGAGCCCCTTCGGGCCTTCTCCGCGGTCGTCAGGAGTAGCGCCCACGGCTGCTTCCTCGGTCGCCAAGACGCGTCAGGGCACCGTCTGGTACCTGGCGGGCGACGCATTGCCAGCATGCCCACAATGCGACGCTACGTAGGCATCATTTCGCCCGAGTGCGGGAGTATGGACTTGTTGAAACGAGTCTGCCCGCTAAGTAGGCACCGGCACCCTCGGGGCTTGCGCGAGGTTCGCCTCCGGCTCAGTATCCCGGGCTCCGACCCAGCCCCCCGTCTATCGGCCCCCCGGCATGGCGCGCTCCGATGAGCGAGGGGCGATATCTGACTGAGCCTGCGAAGGCTTCCGAGCTGGCTCAGTGGCGGCAACTGATCTCGCGGCCGTGGCCTCCAGGCCCGGGCAACCCAGATCCGTCGATGATCCCGTGGTGCGAGAAGATCAACGCGCTACCGGGCATCTGCACCCTCCAGTCCTGCCAGGGTCACGAGAACGGCGAGCGCGGAACCGCCGGTCATCTCTGGCTCTGGCTCGATGAAGAAAAGGCCCGCGCCTTCCCTACGCGGGCCTCGGAGCTTGCGAAGAGCGAGAACGTCGAAGCCGTCAGTTTGCTATTTAAGCCGTGGGATCAGCAGGTTGTGGAGGTCATCTTCCGCGGCAGCCCAGGGGGGAAGCTCGGCGCCTCGATGCAAGAGATCCTAGACTTTGGTAGTGGGTCATTTTGAATCTTCGTCATCGCCGTACCCAGGGGGCGATTCCGCGACCAGTGAAAGTTGAGTTTCGGTCGCCTTGATCTTCGCCTTCGGCGCCTTCTTGTGGGTCACGTTCGATTGTCTGTCCGGATACTCGATGCCCTTGCCGGCAAGAAGCTCCTCAATCGTTCGGAGCTGGAGCCGCGGGTACTTCTCCTCGCCGAGGGGATGCTTCCACGTATAGAAGCCTGCGCTGGCAGCCTCTTTGCGCATGAGGCCCGTCGGATCCTCTATTGAGATCAGCACGCCCAGTGCGGCCTCTTCTCGCTCGATAACCCCGCGTAGGTCGCGCACGTCGGTCGCCTTGAGGTGCCCCCCTTTTACCGAAAGGATGATCTGCTTCGTTTTTCCTCCGGCCCCTTCGTCGTGAAAAAACAGCTTGCCGTCGATGCCCTTGTCGGCGCCTTTCTTTATGTCTGCTCGCCTAGCTCCGACGAGGCCAAGTGCCCACGCTTGAAATTGGTACTTCTCGTCTGCGGCGAGCCTCTTCGCTCCGTCGAGGTCGGTCGGTTCGCCGATCACCTCGTATTCATTCTCCACTCCTGCGCCGTAGGCATCACGGAGCCGGTGCTTGATTAGTCCGATGGCGAGGTGAGTCACGTCGATTCCGATCCAAGGGCGGTTGAGCTTCTGCGCGGCGGCTACCGTGGTTCCGCATCCGCAGAACGGGTCGAGGATCGTATCTCCCTCGTTACTGCTGGCCGTAATGATCCGTTCGAGTAGCGCCTCAGGCTTCTGGGTCGGATACCCAAGCCTCTCCGCGGCCGTGTTGCTGATTCGCGGAATGTCAGACCACACTGTTCCGAGCTGCTTTCCCTTCGTCTCGTCGAGATAGACTTTGAGCCCGTCGAATCGCGGCTTTCCGTCCTTCTTGAGCAGGATCAGCCCCTGTTCGTACCACTCTTCGCGCTGCTCAATGGAAGCCCCCCACGAACGGTGCGGCGGAGGTTTCACGCCTCGCCATTCATCCTGCCGCAGGCGACGAACGGCCGAAACGGTGAGGTCTTGCCCCGTGTACAGGCGGCCCTTTGAGTCCGGTCGGTAGCGCTTCAACTGTGCCGCACCATATGGCTGATAGACGGGGTTGAGCGTGAATGCCTCACCACGCCCGTAGACCAACAGCGTGTCATGCTGACGCGGCCAAAAACGCGTCTTGAAATTGTGTGCGTTCACCCTTTGCCAAACAATCTCGTTCATAAATCGCTCTGGTCCGAAAACCGCATCCATGAGCATCTTGAGGTAGTGGCTCGCGGTCGGATCGCAGTGCACGCTGGCGTTCTCAAGATCGGGGACAACGAGCTTGTGTGCGCGAATCTTCCTGACGGAAGACGTGTGCTTTCTGAGGCCGCGATGATGAGAGCGTTTGGCTTGCAATACAGCGGGTTCTATTCGAAGAGAGATAACGCTGCAGATCCAGCCTCTGCAGTTGTGCCCCGATATCTGTCGCCTGCACGCCTAAAGCCTTTCATTTCCGATGAGTTGATGTCACTGTTGTCCGAGCCGATTCCGTTCACGATCCCTGGGGGGAGCGGCGTTTCGAAGGGAATTAACGCCGAAGCTCTACCGAAGATCTGCGATGTCTGGCTCAAGGCCAGGGCTGCCGGCGCTTTGGTCAAGTCCCAGCTCCGTACGGCGCAGAAGGCCGAGTTCCTAGTTCTCGGTCTGGCACACGTCGGAATCATCGCACTCGTCGATGAAGCGACAGGCTTTCAGGAGATTCGAGATCGCCAAGCACTCCAGGCGATTCTTGACCGGTATCTGCGGAGCGAGTTCGCAGCATGGGCGAAACGCTTCCCGGACGTGTGGCTCACCACGTAGTCGCTCGTCCCCGAGTGGGTGGCAGGCTTGCGGATCGCCTGCTGTGTCAAGTGGCCAGAAGTAGAGAGAATCGAAGAGAATCGGCTGGTATGCCTAGAAAATCCCCCATTGACAGCCGAAAATCTCCTGCCACCATCCCAAAAGTCCCAGGATTGCCCCAAGAGCCCGGCCCTACGCGCTGGGCTTCGCTTTTTCTGCTGCCCCCACGGCAGAGGGCGGCGAGCCGCGAGGGAGGCGTCGATCAACCGTCTGGCGGGGGCTAGACAGACCGATGGCGCGGCTCGTCCGCCGGGGGTTTTTGGACACGATGCCGGGAAAAGGTGGACGCCCTCCCAAGGTCCGAGAATCAATCGATCACGATCAGGTCGCAGCACTGGCCGGCGACGGTTGCACGATCCGTGAGATCGCCGACATCCTCGGCGTTGCCTTCGCGACAATGGCCGACTTGGCTGCGCGTCCTCCGTTAGTCCGGATCATCTATCACGCTCGCGCCGAGCGTCGGAAGCGACTCCGCACATTGCAGTGGAAGGCCGCGGATAAGCTCAACCCGGCGCTGTTGATCTGGCTCGGCAAGCAGGAGCTCGAGCAGCATGAGCCTGTCGCCCGCCACGAGATCGCCGCAAGTGTCGACCTTGACGCAGAAGACCCGATCGGGGATCGACTGGCTCGTCTCGCTGTCGCCCGAAGAACGAACGGCGACGGTCGCGAAGCTCACACCAACGGAAAGGACGGCACTTAGTCGAGCCCTCGATCACTGGGAAGTTTGGGTACGGCCTGGGCAGCTTCCGCCTAACGACGAGAACTGGCGTATCTGGGCACTGATTACCGGCCGCGGCTGGGGCAAGAATCGGGTACAGGCCGAGTTTGTCCACTCAAAGGCCACAGCGTTCCCAGGCTCTGTAGGCTTTCTCGCCGGACGCACACTCTCTGACGTGATGCGCGTCGTTGTCCACCACCCGCGCTCAGGTCTACTCGTCACGTCGAAGCCTGGCAATCCATGCGATGTCGCACTCCAGGGCGGCTCAACGATCATCAAGTGGCGCAACGGATCGCGCGCCGAGATCCACACCAGCGAAGAGCCCGACCGCGCGCGTGGCCCTGAGTACGACTGGGGCCTGGCCGACGAGGTGGCGACGTGGAAGCGCGTCGTCGACTTTGCAGGCAATACGACGTGGACGAATCTCGAGTTCGGCCTGCGAGGCGGCAAGCATCCGCAGATGGTCGCCGGCACTACACCACGGCGCGGCAGTGCGATTGTAAAAGAGCTAGTCGCGCGTGCGACCGAAGACGGGCCGGTTCGCCTCACGCGCGGGTCAACACTCGACAACCGCGCGAACCTGCCAAAGAGCTACCTCGAGGAGATCCTCGGCAAGCACGGCGGCACTCACCTCGGGCGCCAGGAGATCGAGGGAGAGCTGCTGCCCGATGTCGAGGGCGCAATCGTCACCATCGACATGATCGAGAACGACAGGCGCACGCTCGACGAAGTGCCGGAGCTGCAACGGATCGCGATCGGCGTCGACCCCTCCGGCGGCACGAACGAACAGGGGATTATCGCCTGCGGATTGGGCGTGGACGGGCATGGATACGTGTTGCGCGACCGCTCGGGCGTGTTCTCTCCCGAGGGCTGGGCACGACGCACGATCGATCTCTACGGCGAGCTCGCGGCCGACGTGATCGTGGCCGAGCGCAACTACGGCGGGGACATGGTGGAGTCGACGATTCGGAGCATCGATCCACGGGCGCGCGTGAAGCTTCCGACGGCGAGCCGTGGGAAGCACGTTAGGTTCGAGCCGATCGGGAGCCTATACGAGCAGCACCGCATCCATCATTGCGGCATGTTCGAGAGGCTCGAAGACGAGGTGACGGCGTTCACGCCGACTGGCTATGACGCCGAGGGATCACCCAATAGAGCGGATGCGCTGGTGTGGGCGTTGTCGGAGCTGATGCTTAGCGAAGGGATCGGCCCGAGCCCCGCAGACCTCTACTCACCCGGCGGCCTCTATGACTCCCGAGGCGCCAGTGCCGCTCGATAAGTTGCGCGCCTCGGTGGCCCGCAAAGTCCCAGATACGCTCTCGTTCCTCGGCGCTGCCGCTCTCGTCTACGGCACCTCGCAACTCTCGATCGCCGCAGCATGGATGCTCGGAGGGATGCTCGTGCTCGCTTTCGGGATCCTGCTCGACCGCGCCAGCCTCACCCGGGAGCGCTAGGCGATGCTTGCAAGTCTTCTCGGAACGCGACAACGCGCGGCATCTCCCGCGATTCAATGGACTCCGGCAGGCTCGGAGAACTTCGGCCCCGGTCTCGGTAACCAGCCTCCCACCGATGTACTCCTGCGTGAGAGCCTGGGGCCGTTCGACGCGGCATCCCGCGCAATCGCGAACCGGCTCTCAGAGCTCGAGCTGCTGGTCAAGGTGGTCCGGCGTACCCGCGCCGGCACGACCGAAGACGAAGAGCTCGATGACCACCCGCTGAAAAAGCTGCTCGACCACCCGCATCCGAACTGGACGCTGACGCAGCTCCTATTCCTCGCGGCGCGCCAGATTCTCTCGGCTGGCGAGACCTACTGGCAGAAGGTCGGCAACGGCTTCGGCATGCCCGTAGAGCTGCACCCCATGACGCCGGGGCAAATCGCTCCGCTCGTGGACCGAGGTATTCTGGTCGGCTACTCCATCACCGACGGAATCGGCCACCAAGGGCGCATCCCCGCAAACGTCGTGATCAGGCCCTTCTTCCCCGATCCCGAGAATCCGTGGAATGCTGAGGGGTATCTCTCTCCGACCGGGATCGCCGCGGATATGCACAAGTTCGCGATGCAGCACCTTCGGCACCACTACGAGAACGACGCAACACCGAAGGGCGTGCTCGAAGTGGGGCCTAACGCGCAGAACTTCACGCCCGATCAGCTCAAGATCTTCGATAACGCATGGATGGATCGGAACCACTCTCGCGCCGGTCGTGGGTTTGCTCCGCAGGCATTGCCGCAGGGCTACACGTACAAGGGCGTATCTGTGGATACGCGCGAGGGGATGACGCCCCTGCTGGAGTACGCGCGCGATGATCTTCTGATGACGACCGCGACGCCGCGTAGCGTACTCGGCCAGGTGGTGAGTGGCGATCGCTCGTCAGCCGATGTCAATCAGTACGTGTTCGACCGCTATGCGGTGAAGCCGATCGCGAACCTGATCGCCAACACGCTAACGCTCCAGCTTGCGGTCGACTTCGACGAGACCCTGGTCGTATGCTTCGAGGATTTCGTCTCCGAGGACAAGGACTTCACGCTACGTCGCGAGGCGCACGACTTGGAGCATGCGCTGCGCACCCCGAATAAGGTGCTCACAGACCGCAACGACGACGAGGTCGAGTGGGGCGATCAGCCGCTGATCGCCGGGTCGCTGGGGACGTACGACCCAGACGCACCGGAGCCGGCTGCGATTGTAGGCGAGACGATCCCAGATGAGGACGACGAGAACGCGGAGCGGAGTCTGCACCGCGCAGTGCGCAACGCTTTTCGCGGTAAGCGGCGCGCAGCATAGCGGCTCACTGAGGGTTCAAGCATGGCGAATATCGTCTTCAACGTCGCAAAGGGTCGTGGTGTCGAATACTACAACCGCGTCAAGAACAACGACCCGTCCACCTCTGCGCTGATCCTGATTCCGATCGAGACCACGGGCCTCGAAACTGACGCTGCACTGATCGACAGTCTGACTCTGACCGAGGTGCTCGACGGCGCCACGAACGAGCAGACCACGATGGGGCGGAAGACGCTCACGGATACCGAGCTCGCGGCTTTTCCCGGGCCCGACACCGGCAATGATCGCTACGACGTATCGCTGCCGACCGTGACGTGGACCGCAGCGAGTGGCAATGCGATCTCCAAGATCGTGGTGGCGTACGACGCCGACACGGGCACCGGTACGGACGCGAATATCATCCCGCTATGCATGTTCGACGCGGTGGCCACGCCGGATGGAAACGATCTCCAGCTGACTGGCGGAGTCTTCTTCCGGGCGAGCTAGGCCGTGGCGGTAGCCTTCGACGCGGCCTCCGAGTCGCACACCGAAACTACGGGGTCGGTGAACGAGGCATCGTTCACGTGGGAGCACGATCCGGTTGCGGCGCCGCAGGGTGTAGTCGTCTTCACGTGGGTGGTCAGCACCGTCACCGATCTTGCCACAGCGGTGACCTACGAGGATGTCGCGCTTACCGCGGTTCCAGGCGCATTCGCCGCGGATTCCGTCACTGAGATCGGGAACTGCAAGGCGTGGATTCTAGGGTCCGGCGTTCCAACCGCCGACACGGCTACGGTCGTGGTGACCCGAACGAACACCGCGAACACGATGTACGCGGCCTGCTTCACGCTTACGGCCGCCGGCGCTGTCCAGGCAACAGGCGTACAGATCGAGCAGGAGAACCAGGCGCTCACTGAGGTGAGCGTAGACGACGGGTCCCCAGGCACGAACAGCCTGCGTCTTGCAGTGGTGATGTTCGGAGATGCTGATCTCCCAGTAGTAGGTGCAAACAGTACTCAAGGCCCTAGCATCGACATCGGCGCACGAACGTGCAGCACGGTCCGCGAGACGACGCCCGGGCAGGGCAGCAGACCGGTAGGCTGGGATACTGGTGCGATCAGCGACGACGTTGCTGCGGTTTACCTTGCGGTTCGTGAAGTAGCAGCGATTGGCCTCTCGAACGAGACGGACGCGTCGCTCGCCACCGCTCTGGTCAAGTACACCACTACCGGTACCGCGGCGGAGATCGACTCCGGGATCTCGCGGGCACTCTCCAAGCTCTTCGCGACCGGGCAGGGCGCAGAGACCGATGCCGCGCTCGGCAGCTCACTCCAGAAGCTCAGACCGGTCGGTGTTTCCGCAGAGTCGGATACCGCTCTTGCACTGAATCTCTCGGGTCCGCTTTCGGTGGGCAGGTCGGACGAGCTCGATGCGGCACTTGGCCTCGTTCCGAGAAAGGTCGCGACCACCGGGCAGAGCGTAGAGAGCGATTCTGCGCTGGCGATCGCTCTCTCCAAGCGGGTCGCGATCGGCCTCGCGACGGAAGTAGACTCTGCGCTTGCGCTGGTGGCTCCGCTAGTCGTCGGCCGAGCGAATGAAATCGACGAAGCCATAGAATGCGTGCTGAGCATCATGGCGGCGCCGGCGACGCAGTCACGGCCTCGTCGGTTGGGACGGAGCCTCGTCGCTGACACCGGGATCATGGGTGCTCTTGCCGCAGAGCGTGAGCGTCGTCGTCGATTGTTCGGAGGTTGAAGTCCCCGTGAGTGAGGTCATCGTCCTCGTCCCGGTGCTGCGCCGGCCGCAGAACGTGGCGCCGCTGGTCGCCTCGTTCGACGCATCGGATACACCTGGTCGACTGCTCTTTCTTGTCGACGCCGATGATGATCCGGAGATCATTGCGCTGGACGATGAGGGCCAGGATTACCATTTCACTAGTGAGACTGCGTGGCCATTCAAGATCAACCACGGATATCGATGGACCCATGAGCCATGGATCCTATGTGCCGCCGACGACGTGCACTTTCATCCAGGCTGGTTCCAGGCGACGAAGCCGCTACGCGACGCCGGCTACTCGGTGATCGGCACGAACGATCTCGGCAACCCGCGCGTGTTGGCCGGCGAGCACACCACGCACCCGCTGATTCGGCGCGAGTACGTCGACAAATTCGGCACAATCGACGAGCCTGTAAAGGTCGTACACGAGGGATACCGGCACTGGGCCGTGGATGACGAGCTG